TATTTGTAAAAGCATTTACTGATATCTCAGTTGATGCAAATAATAATTATGAAATGTTAGAGATGCAGGGAGATGCAGTTGTTAACAAATGTGCTCTTACTTATCTCACGAATAGATTTCCTGATATATACAATCAAGGTGCAAGAGGAATTGAAATCTTTTCCAAGCAGAAACCATACATTGTAGATAAAAAAGGTCTTGCAATTATTTCCCAAGAATTAGGATTGCCTGAATTTATTCAATATCGCCCTCTTCCTTATAGTTATCAAAACGATTCAAATGTTTACTACGTTAGTGTAACCGACAGCACCAAAGAAGATGTATTTGAAGCTTTTATGGGAGCAATTGAGAAAACTATTGACGATGTTGAAGATTGTCCGGGAGTAGGATATGTAGTTGTATATAGCATTATGGCTAATATTTACTCTCATATAAATATACCAAGCACTATTCACGAGCTTTATGATCCTAAAACTAAACTAAAGGAAGTATTTGATGCTACTAAAGGTATTAATGAAGATGAATCGGTTTATCAAGATAAATTGAACTATAAAATTATGGAAGTTAATGGAATGTATAAAGTAACACTCATTATTATGTTTGACCAGAAGAATGAAATTAATGTTAAAGCCAACCGGAAAATATTAGAATTCGAATCTGATCTTTTTGTTAAGGATCCGAATAAAATTAAATTCGTAGAGAAGGAACTAGCCAATAAAGCATTAAGAGCTCTGCAGAATAAGTATCCGGGAGAATTCTATTGGAGAAATCGCCCAGAATCAAATAATTCCTCAGAAAAATTTTGGAACCCTTAGTGTCTGGCTACACTGAACTTTTAAATTAAAATAAAATTTATTTAATACAATTAAATAAATGTCTCTATCTTTGTCAAAAAGCTTAAGGACAAACAAAGTGTCCCCTGGTGCAAATGAAGTTGCTCAAGGAATTAGATTGTTTGTTGCTAACATTGGTGAAAACCTCGCAGGACAAACTCAAAATGTAGATCAATATGGACGTCCTGCTCCAATTGATGGTGCTTTGACTTTTGAAGGTCCAGGCGCTCCAGGTTTTTTCTCTCCTGAATATCGTATTGAAGTTGAAAACGTTCAACGTCCTCAATACTCTGAATATCTTAACGTCCCAATGGGATTAATGTCTACTAACTCTGAATATCAAAATCACCCTCGTTATGATACTCTCGGAGTTAATCGCAGTCGTGCAATGGGACTCGATGGTACCTATCAAACTATGGCTTATCCAGTTGGAAAGCTTAATCCTGGAAAAGATCAAGATTATCTCTATGCTCAAGAATGGGAAGCTCAACAATTGATGAGACTTTATGATCAACGATTGTGGTTGTCAAGCCCAAGCACTCAAAGTGGGTTTTAAACAGGGGAAATCGAGGATTTCCAGAGGGAAATTTAGTGTATTATATTTTTAATTAAAAATTAAAAATAAATAAAATAATTTATTCAGTGTATTCCCGACACCGATCCCTTTCTTTTTGAAACTAATATAATTCTTATATAAAAATGAAGATTGTAATACTAATCATTATCCTCGTAGTGTTAGCACTTTGGCTCTCAAGTAGATCTCCAAAGAAAGAGAATTTCGAAAATGTTTATGCTCTTAATCCTGCTGTTGCGAAAGCAAATGATAATAAATTAGGTTTAGTTCTTACTGAACTTAAAAATCAAGCTAATGATGCAGGAGTAGTTCAAGCCCTTGCTGCAAATGGCAATGGTGGTTATTTTCCTACTACAACTGATACTAAACTTTTCGACCTCTGGTATGAATTTATCGACAAGGTCCCTGCAAATGTAAGAGAATCTTTTTATAATCTCTTTCCTGCTCTTATGCCAAGAGTAAATCTTAAATTATTTGGCTATACTAAAGCTATGAATGATACCTTAAGACTTTTAAAACCACTCTTAATTCACCCTGAAGAACTTAAAACCTATGAAGATGTTTTAAAACGTTTTCAAGATTCCGCAGTAAATATAGAATCAGGGTTCACAGGAGTAACATTTACCCCAAGTGCTTTAAATGCAGCGGAAAAGAGTTTTTTTACCCAAAGTTAAATATTAAAAATAAATAAGCAGACATGAAAAAAAAGAAATTAGAAATACTTTACCCTCTGTTAGCAGAGTGTTGTGAGTTCTGTACCGACTCTAACTTAAGAGAAATCTTCGAAGACCTTTCTACGGGCAAAGGAGGAAAAGCTCTTTATGTTCAGAATGGTATGGTTCTGACTGCAAACAAGAAAAATGGATTTTCATATACCTTTTCAGATAAAACTCCGAGTCAAATTTACCTTGATCTTTCTGAACTTATTTTAACTCAATCTGGAATTTGTGCAAATAAAGAACTTGAGAAGAGAAAAAAATACATAGATGAGATTAAGGACGAATTTGAAAACTACGAACGTTGGAGTAATATCAAGAGGAAGAATGTAAAAGATAGGCATATACTTAATTTTGCTATTAAAATGGCAAAGCAGTATAACCTTGACAGCGAAATGGTTTATCGAAAAATAAATAGTCTTTTTGATTTTAAGACTCATTCTAGCAAGGATGTTGATTTTTATGATGGCTGTATACAAGAGATTGATGATTTGACTTTTTCTTCAGAAGGAGTTATCAATGAAAGAGAAGGGGAAAGTGATCTCAAGGACAAGGAAGATGTTAAAAAATCAGCCAATCTTCAGGAATACGTAACTGCTTATCTTAAAATTCTTTCAAAAACTATTAATTGATTTAAAAAATTTATTTTATAATTAAAATAAAATGCAAATTTCCCTTTCTAATTTCGGCTGCTATCACGAAAAGACTACGTTTGATATTCCAAATGGTCTTACTCTTATTTCTGCTCCTTCGGGCAAAGGTAAGAGTACTATTTTGAATGGAATTTATTACGCTCTTTATGGTTGCTCGGGAATTCAAAGTTGGAATGCCCCAAAGAAGAAGGTAATAGTTAATTTTTCTTACTCCGGGTTCTTTATTACTCGGACTACTAATCCAAGAAGTCTTATTTTAGTCAAAGACGAAGTTACATACGAAGATCAAGAAGCTCAAGCTCTTATTAACTCTTTCTTCGGAGAATTTTTTATGGTAACAAGTTATATCTCTCAAAACTCTGAAAAGACTTTCCTATCACTTTCTGCAACGGAAAAATTAGATTTCCTTGAGAAACTTTCTGTTTCGGGTATGAAAGACTCTAAACAGAAATGTAAAGAAATCATTAAGACTCTAAAAGATTCTTTACTTCTTCTTACAGGAGAAATTAAAGCTCTTAGTGAAAATGCTCCCGAGAAACCTAAGAAAGTAGAAAAGGTGGTTGAAAGTATCACGGAGTTTAAAAAAGAGTATGAAAATGAAACAATTAATTTGAAAGAAATTTCTCAGAAAATCCTTTTTTTAAATAACGAAAAGAAGAATTTTGAACAAAACTCACATAAAAAAGAAATCCTAAATGAGAAATTAAATTCTCTTTTGGAGCAAAAGCAAAATATAATTCTGTCTTCTGATGAGACTCCAAATCTTCCTATGTTAGAGAAAAGACTTAAAAATGCAATTAATTTTAAGCTTTACAATAAACTAAAAGAAGAGGAGAAATCCTTGGTTTACATTCCTCTCGAAGTTTTTAGTGACATAACTTCCGAATTAAAAACTCAGTTGCAACAACTCGAGAGAAAAGAAACTCTTTCTAAGGAACTAGAAACTTATAAATCTGAGGAAGAGTTACTCGAAGAACTTAAATTAGTTAGAAAGACTTTTTATAATTGTCCTTGTTGCTTTTCTCTTATTTATTTTGAGTCTGAGAACAAACTGGTCAAAGCAGAAAATATTTCTTACGACCCAAATGAAAAGAAACGTTCAGTCTCACAAGTAGAAGGAGATATTACTTACATTAAAAAGCTTAAAGTTTTATTAAAAAATATCCCACCAATTCATGAAAATAAAGAAACTATTCTTCAGAGTATAGAAAAGATTGAAAATTTGAAACGAATAAACTCCGAGAGAAAGCTAATTCATGATAAAATAATTAAAATCCAAAAGGAAATGTCTCTTTTACCTTACTCTGAAGAGGAAGAACTTTCAGCCGAAGTTCTTGAAGAAAAAATTAAAGCTGCAAAGAAAATTCTCCAAGTGAAAGCCGCAGAGGAAGAAAAGATCAATATTCTTAATCAGAAGATAGAAGAATTAAAGGCTATCAAACTTCCTGATTTAATTGATCCTTCCTCTGACCTTCTGCTTGAAGAAATTAAGGAAAAAAATTCAAAAGAGAAATTAGAAAAATTAGATGATGTACAAAAAAATATAAATAAATTCCTAATTTACAAAGAAAAATACCTAAATTACAAAAAATATTCCTCATTAATCGAGGCTAAAAAATCAACTGAAGCAAGTGTAAGTAAGAGATTTAATATCGTAAGTACTTTTCTCAGCAAGTTATTAATTGCCGAGAAAATTGCAATTGAAAATACTCTAAATAACATTAATATAACAATTAATTACTATTTATCAAAATTTTTTACCGAGACACCTATTACAGTAACACTTTATACTGAAGAAAAGGGTGTTAAGATAACAGTTGAATATAAAGGATTTGAATGTGAAGTTAAAAATCTTTCAGGAGGAGAAAGAGTTCGAGTCGATCTTGCAATTTGTCTTGCTTTACATGAAATTAATGGAGGAAGTCTTATGATGCTAGATGAAAGTATTGGAAGTCTTAATCAGGAACTCGCAGATGATATTCTTGAAGTCTTTAAGGAAATTGATTCTGACGTAATTTTCGTGTGTCATCAAACTAACATTTCATCGTTTGATAATTTAATTGAAATTTAAATTTAAATTTAAATAAATTTAAAGAGTGTATGTCAGAGGAAGAATTTAGACAGTATAATAACAGATTGGGAATGGTTTATTTTTATCACAAGAAGTACAATGAAGCTATATATCATCTGAATCTTGCAGCGACTCCAAAATATAATCATCCGGGACTATCCACTTCTCAGTATAATCTTTCCTTTATATATTTCAAATTTGATAAAATAGATATTAGTGTAAAGTGGGCTAAACGTTCTGTGTCTCAGAACTACCCACAAGGAATGGAATTACTAGGAAAACTTTACATCAAATACAAAATATTTCCCGGGTTAGAACTAATTAGAGGATCTGGGTTACTAGATTATCTAAAACAAGAATTTATCGTCATAAAAGATTTTATAAGAACTCAAAGATACAAAAGAGTCTATGAGTTTGATTGTTGTCCAATATGTCTTGAAGAATTTAATTGTAGCAAATTTAATTTTGATAAATTTAAATCAGAAATTAATATTTATAAAATAATTTTAAAATGTGGCCACTCATTGTGTGCTACTTGTCTAATACATCTTTATACTAGAGTTTGTCCTCTATGTAGTTTTAAATTGAAATAATTTAAAAGGCCGATATCTATTTTAAAATATGGAAGATTTTTGTATGAAATGTCGTAAATTCACTCCCTGTGGGGATGAATGTATAGCTTATGATAAATTTTTCTTTAACACTTCTGTGAAGGGATATCGTAAGTCAAAGAACTTTTTAATGCATATTACTTATTGTGACAAAGATGGGTTTTATACAATGGATACTGACTCTAAAAATGCAAGAGTGAAATATATGTGTGGTTCATGCAAGAAAATAATTAGTAATGTTAATATAAAAGCATTTTTGGAATTAACAAGTAATATTTGTGGGCCAAGTTGCTGTAAGAAGAAAGAAGAACCAATAATAGAAGAGATGGAAGTAGTTTACTTCAAAAAATCTTATGATCAGAAAAAGTATCCAAAGAGAGATTACATTCCGAAGTACACTCCTAAGAAAGACTTTCTTCAGAAGAAGGAATTTACTTTTCCTGTTAAGAAAGAGATTAAACACTGTATCATAGAAGAGGAAGAAGATGATGAATATAAATACTTTGCCGAAAACAATTAATTTTACAGTGTATGTTCTACTCGAAAGTTATTAAATTAAAAATTGAAAACTTTGAAAAATGAAGTTTTTACAGTCTTTGTGATTACTCGGAAAAAAGTTAGAAAAACATAAAGTCTGGGTAGGTATCCATCCCGTTTTAATAGGGAAAAAATCTCAGTCTTTGTTTTACTCAGAGAGTATTAAATTAAATATTATTTTTAATGAAAATTAAAAATTGAAAACTTTGTAAAATCCATTTTTTACAGTCTTGGTTTTGACTCGAGAAAAAGTTAGAAAAACATAAAGTCTGGGTAGGTATCCATCCCGTTTTAATAGGGAAAAGTTTTAGTCTACTTTCTGCTTAGAACCCATTAAATTAAATATTATTTTTAATCTAAAATTAAAAATCGAAAAAGTCCAAAAATCCATTTTTTACAGTCTTTGTGATTACTTGGGAAAACTTCAGAAAATTGTAAAGTCTGGGTAGGTATCCATCCCGTTTTAATAGGGAAAATTCTCAGTCTCTTTTTGGCTCGAAAGTTATTCAAAGTTTTAAATTCCTATGTCTGTTCAAGCATGAAACTTTTAATTTTACTTTTATGAGAAAAATATTATAAGTTAAATGAATAAATAATTATTATAATAAAAAATGTTGTCCACTACTACTAATTTTCAAAATGTTTGCTTTGTGCAAACCTGCAATACAGTTAATCCTAAAGCTGGTTCTAAGATAGAATATAAATGCAAAGTTTATGGACATACATTTTCCCATAACTATTCTACTGCAAGAAAGAAAACTTCTTGTGAAAAATGCGAGAAAGGTATCAAATACACTTATTCCGAATTGAAAAGAATTAATAGTCTTGTGTTAGAAGAGAAAATAAATGTTACTATCTTTTCTATTCCTACTGAAAGTTACAATAACAATGAGTGTAAGTCTGTTACCGATCTTACTCCGATAAAAATTAGATGTAATGCATGCAATAAAGATTATAAATCTACTTTACTTCAGCTTAAAAATGGTTGGAAATGCGATAACTGTCAACTTATATCAAAAGAAGAATCGTCTGAAGAGAACCTAGATGTCTTTACAAAAGATCCTGAGGTTTTAGATGTCACGGGAAAAATTACAACATATAAGTGTAACAATTGTTCTTGTATTGTAAAAGAATATACAGAGTCAGTAACAGGAGCATGTATAAAATGTTTCAAACTCAAGAACAGATTTGAGAGCAAACTTAAAACTCTTACTTTGGCTCCAGGTGATAAAAGTTTGCTTAATGACTATTATAAAGAGAACATGAAAGTAGAAAGCAAGACTATCAAAAATTATTTGTCAAAGAAGACTGAAAACTTCAATAGTATAATAGAGTTTACACTTGACTTGAATAACAGTAACATTCTCAAGATCAAAGAAGAGAAAGCATTATTGATTTTTAAAGCATATGAAAATGACTTTAAGGAAATGCTAAATCAGAAAATAAAAAAGGTAGAATTAGAATTTATAAACAAATTTAAGCAATTAAATTCAGAGGACGAAATTGTAAGACTCATTAACAATTTTGACTTAATGATTAAATGAAAAATAAATTATTTATCTATGATAAATAAAAAATGTCAAGTTATTCTCGCTGCAACGTTTGCTATAGAGTCAGAAAGACTCCAAATACAAGCTGTAATGCCTGTGAAGAAAAAGGAGTTAACGAAAAGTTTAAGAAATTAGCCGTTGACTTGGAAGAAAAAACAGGAAGAATTCTGTTTAGTTGCGAGAAGAAGCTTTATTCCTATATTTGTGGACAATGCGAAGGATTTAATAAACATGTCTCTAAAGAAACTATGTTTGAAAACAAAGAATGTCCTAGCTGTGATTACTTTACAGTAAAGTCGGGAGTTTATTGCTGTAAAACTTGTAGAAAGGTATCTGAAACCGAAGAAAAATTTGAGTGTGTCGATTGTACTCCTGAAGAAAGATTTGTTAATCTCTCTAAGGAGATTTACAAAAATACAGGTAAAGTTATTACTGAAATAATTGGTAATAGAATCAATGATACTACTAAGATCAAGTTTTATTGCTGTAGTTGCAAGAAATATGCTCCTGGTAAAGATGACAAAGGAGTAATGTTGCGTTATGTAAAAGATCCTGAAAGAATTACATGTGGAGTTGACTGTTTGTTTTATAAGAATGATGAAGCGTATGCCTTTTACAAGGAAAATAATTTTTCACCTGAAGAAGCATTCTTTAAATATAAAGCAAAGTGTCTTGTAGAGAAAAATAATCATATCTTAATATCTCTTTGCAATGAAAATGGAAAAGCAGAATATGAGTGTGGTAATTGTGGAGAACATAATGAATGCGGAGAATTTAAATCTATATTCCATAATTCTGGTAAGTGTTCTAACTGCCAGAATGACACCAACAAGGAAAAATTAAAACCCGTAATAATTAAATATCTGTCTGACCTTGGCTACAGTAATTTTAAGTATGAAAATAGAGAGGATTTTACAGTAACTTGTCCTAATGGTCATACTACAAAACTTTCAAGAGGAAGTAATAGTGATGTTCCTGGAGAATTTAGATTATGTGGTGAGTGTAACAATGAAAGATTAAGTTCTTCAAGTAACGCTGATAGGCTCAACAGCGATGAAGGTAAGAAAAAGAGTAAACAAACTTGTATTAAAAAATATGGAGCTGAACATCACATGCAAAATGATGAAATTTTAGAAAAAACTGCTAATACAAATTTAGAAAGGTATGGAGTTACTACTATTTTACAGACTGAGACTGTTCATGCTAACAGTCAAAAGTTTAATCGTACTAATAAACAAATTAAATTAGGATCTAGAACTATAACTGTACAAGGTTATGAAGACAAAGGTATAAAGTATTTACTGGAAACTGAACAAAAAGATTTAGGTCGTGTATTATTAGAAGACGATATTGTAGCAGGACAAGGAGAAATAGAGCCTTTTTGGTTTAAAATTGATAATAAACAAAGAAAATATACTCCTGATATTAAGATTAAAAATACAAATATTTATTATGAAGTGAAATCTACCTCAAGTTTAAATGATAGATACAAGTTATTGTGCAAAGTATATAGAAAATTTGCCGAGTCTAATATTTTATATATTATTCTTTACAATGGGAATGGAAGATTAATAGCAATATGGCGATTAGAAGGAGATAAAGAGGATATTATTTTTGGAAAGTATACTCCTCTCGCATTAATTAATTAAATGATTTATTTTAGAAAAAATAAATAATAAAATACAAATGAGTATTAATAAAAAATTCGATAACGATATTTTCGTGCAAACTTGTGATACCCCTGCACTTTCCAAGGCTACTATTACTGTAAAATGTAAAGCCAAAGGTCACATCTTTGTTCGTAAAGTTTATACTATCAAGGAACGAAAAACATGTTTAGATTGCGATAGAAACAGAACTAGTACCAAGGAAGTAATAAATGATCTTAATAATGTATTAAAGGAGAAAAATATTAATTTTAATGTATCATCTGTTCCTACTAGATCAGAAAATGGTTTAAAATGTGATCAGATTACTGATAATTCTATTGTTGGTGTTACCTGTAATAAATGTTTGAACGAAACCAAAGTTTGCGCTTTTAGTATTTATAATGGCAATATAAAATGTGATATATGTGACAAATATAACGAGGCTAAAAATTCTAATTTACAGTTTGAAGACTATACTGATGAAATTAAATATATAAACAAAGAACAAAATATTACTGAGTGTTCACGTTGCTTTAATGAAGTAAAAGAAATACATAAAGTCCCTATCGGGTTATGTGTAGATTGTTGTAAAATATTTACTGCAAAAGTAAGAAGACATTATTCAGATAAGCTTAAACAAATTTATAAAAGTAAAGAAAAACGGGCCCAAATCAAAGGGAAACTAAATAGGATCCCTATTAATTATGGTATTACATACTATCTTAAGTCTATGAACGACTATTATAATGATGAAATATCTCAGAAGCATGAGAAAGATGATGTTGATATGGTTAAACAGACTGCAATTAAAAAAATTAATAGTGCTGTTAACAACTTTACTTCAGATATTCTTCAAGCTCTTAATACAATTGACAATATAGAAGATATGGACGAATTCTTAAAGAAAGAATTTAAAATACATTTTTATTAAATAATAAAAATATTTTTTTGGAAAATAAATCCCAATTTTTGAAAAATAAAATTCTGTAATTGTTTTTCCAAGTAAACTTTGTTTCCAAGCAATTTTTCCAAGTAAACTTTGTTTTTCCAACAAATTTCCGGTTTTCCGGTAAATTATAAAACAGGAAATCCTAGTGCCCCACCAGCGATACGAACAATATTCTGATTAACAACTTGAACAATGAATTGAAAGGATTGAGCAATTGGAGCTCCACTTGGGGCCAAGACACCAGGAGCACTCAAAGTACCAGTTGCCGAAGATGAAAGTAATGCATCAGCAGATGGAGTTGGAGCAATAGAAACAGAAGCAAGCTTTCCGTAGTTTGTACCTCCCATAGGATTGGTATTAACCAAATCCAAGGTATAAGAATACATGTGATAACCAGTTTCCATAGGAATAGAAACAGCGGTATACCAAGGCTGAATCAAAGAGAAGTAATCAGAGCTCATGTTAGCGAGACGATTGGTGTTCTCGTACAACAAAGAGGTAGTAGCAATTGGATCTGAAGCCAAAGCAGGTCCGAAAACAACTCCAGTTGGTTCTGGAACTGGAGAAGCAGCAGTATAATTACTACCCTCACTCAAGTTAGTAATATTTTGCATAGCAAAAAACAAACACTTAACGTTGTGAGCAAAGTGAACTTGCATGAGATTTCCTGAATTCAACAAGTTGCTTCCAATATTTTGAATTGGAGCAGTTTGGACTTGCTCAATGAGAATATCTCGAGCAGCACGACCCATTTGTGCACGTTCAACGTTAGAAACGAGAGCATATTCAGCCCAAACATCAGCAACCAACATAGGAGTACCACTAGTAAGTTGATAATTAGCAGGCATAGCTTGAGAAACAGAAAGAGAATAATTATCAATAATCAAAAGTTCCCACCAGTTGCGGAAACAAAAGTTAATACGCATATCATTATAAGGCAAAGCAGCAGTTGGAAGAGCAATACCAGTCTCACGGAAGTGAGGAAATGGAAGAGGCAAGTTCAAAACTGCAGAAGGCAATGAAGTAATACTAGCATTAATTGCTCGAGGATTGGTCAATTCCTCGAAGTTACCAATCATATTTTGATAACCATTGCGTTTACCAGCTGGAATAGTAAAAGCTGCCCAGAAATCTAAGAAATAGGTATCAAAGCGAGATTCAACGAGATCATTAAAAGTAATAGAAGCTTCCTTGACCAAGTTATGCATAAAATTTCGGGTCCAACGAATACCAACTTGTCCAGCTGCAGCAGCAGAAGCCCAAGAAGCTGGAATACCAGATGGATTGGTAACAAAGTTAGCAGAAACAGCTGGAAGCACGACACGAAGCCAACTGCGAACCATATAATCTCCGGCACGAGAGATTGAGACTTGGAATTGAGAACCAAATTGAGGATTTCCGTTTTTAGTCAAAGCAACAGGACAAATAGAAAACCAAGTAGATTTTCTTACTTGTTTGACGAAATAAGTAATTGCATTACCACCACCATACGAGTATTTTTCAAACTCATCGAAACTGGCCAAGTCGATAAATGCAGATGTAAGATTGTTTCCACCGTTAACAGCGCTCATTTTATATTTTCGAACAAAAAAAAACTTTTTGGATTTTTTGAGCAGTGTGACTCTACATTGGTGGCCTAAATTTAATTGATATTTAAAAAAATGAATAAGTAGATAATAAAATACAATGAGTCTTTCTATTTCTTTGCTTTCTGCTATCGAGCCATACATTGCTAAATTAGCTAATGAAATTACTCAAGCAGAAGTTCTTCCTACTAGTGATGAAATTGTAGAAATGTGGACAAAGCTTATTGGAGAATCTGCTAAGCCAGCCAAAACAACTAAAGCTCCAAAAACACAAAAAACAGAAAAAGTTAAAGAAGAAGTATCCGGAGAAGATATTTGCTCTCATAAATTTACTCGAGGAGCTAAAAGTGGAAAGACTTGTGATTCTAAACGTTATAAAGATTATCCTGTATGCCGTACTCATATGACTAAAGCTCAAAAGGAGGAGGCAGATCAATCTGAAGGAAAGGAGGTAAAAGCTCCAAAGGCCCCAAAAGAAGAAAAGAAAAAAGTCGTAAAAGAACCAGCTAGTGTTCATAAAGTTAACGAATTTGGAAATAGAGTTATGTATAAATATTTTATTGTGAATGATAAGAACCAAGCAATTGGAACTCAAAATATTGATGGTTCAATTGCTCAGTTGTGTGAAGATGATATCATTCAATGCGGTAGATTAGGATTAGATTTTATTATGCCTGAAACATTAAAAGATAAGAAGATATTAGAAGATGGGGATGAAGGAATTTCCGAGTTAGAAGAATCCGAAGAAGAGCCATCTGAAGACGAAAATTAATTAATAATTTGTATTAAAATATACAAATTTAAACATTTGCCAAATTTAAAATTAAAATGGCGTCAATCAAAGACAGTATGGATGAGCTGAAGAATATTACCGAAGCACTCGGTAATCTAAAAATACAAACAAAGGAGCTGAATGACAGGAAAAAATTCCTAACTTCCGTATTAGTCAATTACATTGAGAAAAATAATATTCCAGGATTACAGTATAAAGGCTTTCAGGTCTTACCAGTGCAAAAAACAGTAAGAAAGGCTCTACCAAAAAAGATCAAGATAGAAAATACTATGAAAATTTTAGAAGAACACGGGGTAGAAAATGTAACAGAAATTTATGAAGATATTCTCAAGGCAGGGAAAGGAGAAAGTAAAACAACTACTACTCTTAAGATAACCGCGATGCTGAAAGATTTAGATAATGAAAATGAATAGAAATAATAAATGAATATTTATTATACTTTGAACTTTAAGGATGAAATTAAAGCATTAGACTTCCTGCTTTGTCATCAAGGGGATTTGGATACAGTAAAAAAATTACTGCAGAACAAAGACTTGGTGAAAAAAATAAATAATTATAAAGAAATTCATCCTGTGGACTTGACTTATTACATAACAAAGTCAGGTGATCCCGTGTTTAGGAAAAATAAAAACAATGAAATAGTAACAGAGTTCAGACCAGAAAGAATATTTGTTCCGGCAATTGCAACAGAAGAAGACCTACGTAATAAGGAATTTGTTATTTGTCCTAACCTTGAAAATTGCAAGTTATACAGAGACTGTGCATTTAGTCACGATTTGAGAAACACAAAAATGTGTAAGAACAAAGACTGTAGACAAATCAAATGTACTTTTGCCCACGATGTAAGTGAACTGAAGACTCTACCAGATGAACAATTCAAAGTGAATGCAAACTATTTCCCTTTTTTAATAGAACCTGAAGAATACTTTGAAGAAGAGACAGAAGAAGAAACAGAATGGGCTTCGGAAGAAGCAGAAGAGCTAGAGTTAACTCAAATGAAAAGTTTTTTTAATAAAAATGATTTACAGCCTTATGTTGAGACTGAAATTCAAAATATGTCTTCGAAAGAACTACTTAAGTTTATTGATTCAGATCGCTATGCTGCGATGAGACCAGTTATTAAAATATATTATAAATTTATTAATAAAAAGTTATTTAATATTTTAATAAATTATTCTATTACTTTTATTAAACCCGTGTTAGTAACAGATAAAATTTCATTCTTGGATTTGTGCTATAATACAAATCCCGAGGTATTAGACATGATAAAAAAGAATTACAATAAGAAGGATAAAGCACAGACTTTGATTTTGGGTACTAATCCAATTGCTTCTGAGCTTGTACGACAAAAGAATATTCCAAAGTATTTGAAACCAGATGTTGATTTGAAAAATATAAATCCCAAGAAGCTAAGTGAAGCAGAGAAAAAGGATTTATGTAAAAATCCTGCTGCAATAGACTTCTTGAAAGCCAATCAAGGTTTGTTTTATAAATACCCTGAGTTATCAGAGAATCCTGCAGCGTGGCCTATACTTTCTACAAATAAAAAATTAATTGTGTGGGAAGACTTTAATAGGGTATCGCCGGAGATAGACACAATAGTAGAGTTCGACAAGATCATGCCTGAGTTTATATCTATGAATCCAAATGCTTTCGAGTGGCTAACCAGAAACCCAGAATATATAGACTGGAAGACTATATGTAGGAATCCTGCAGCAATTTCTGCTTTGAAAGAAATGGAAGGCTGGGGAGAAAAATTGGATATTTAAATATAATATTTATATAAATAAAAATATGTCTTCAGAAGATATTAAGAAGAGAGGGCGCCCGAGAAAGTATAACTCCGAGGAAGAAAGGAAATTAGCCCATAAGGACTCAATAGCAAAAGGGTACCAAAGGAGACAGGAAAAATTAAAATGTGAGAAATCTAGGTTTTTAAGTAAAGATGAATATTTAGAGTTACTGGGTCACTTGGAAAAGGCAAATTTAATTTTATCCAAGATAAGTACAAGATATATAGATTAAATTAAATATTATTTTTAATATAAATTAAAAATGAAAAACTTTGAAAAATGTAGTTTTTACAGTCTTTGGGATTGCTCGAGAAAAAGTTAGAAAAAGGTAAAGTCTGTATAGGTATCCAACCGTTTTTAATAGGAAAAAATTCTTAGTCTTTGGATTACTTGGAGACTAATAAATTAAATATTAAATTAAATGAAAATTAAAAATTAAAAAAGTTTAAAAATTCAGTTTTTACAGTCTTAACTCCTACTCGGGAAAAAGTTAGAAAAAGGTAAAGTCTGTGTAGGTTATCCAACCGTTTTTAATAGAGAAAAATTCTTAGTGTTTGGATTACTCAGAAGCTATTAAATTAAATATTATTTTTAATCTAAAATTAAAATTGAAAACTTCCAAAAATCCATTTTTTACAGTCTCTAGGACTACTTGGAAAAAACTTCAAAAAACCTAAAGTCTGTGTAGGTATCCATCCCTGTTTGATAGGAAAAAATTTCCAGTCTATTTTTTACTTGGAGACTAATAAATTAAATATTATTTTTAATCTAAAATTAAAAATAAAAAAAGTCGAAATTCTGTTTTTTACAGTCTTGTTCTCTGCTCGAGAAAAAGTTAGAAAAACCTAAAGTCTGTGTAGGTATCCAACCCTTTTTGATAAGGAAAAGTTTATAGTCTACTTTTCGCTTGGAGACTAATAAATTAAATATTAAATTAAATCTAAAATTAAAAATTAAAGTTTTCCAGTCTTAATCATGCTCGGTTTAAAACACATCATCTTCATCTGCTTCTCCATAGTCTACTTCTCCAAATCCTTCATCTTCATAGTAAGCTTCTTCATCTTGGGCATAGTTCTCTACATCTTCGGCAAAAATTTCTGTATCTTCCTCTGTCTTGAGTTCTTCCATATTTTCAAATTCTAAGTTATAATCAGTAATGTCTATTTCATCTAAATTATCGAATAGGTCTTCATCTGGATCTCTTCTTATAGGAATTGTCTTATCGAAGATCTTGTTATTAATCAGAGGAAGTAAATCTTCGTAAACACCCAGTATAGCTTTTCTCTTGGTTCGGTAGATATCAAAGTCTCTCTCAAGTTGAATAAGTTTATTACATTTGAATTTCTTAATTATCTCTTGCATGTAAAGTCTTTTTATATATACATGGTACATCAAGCTCGACTTGTTATTTATCTCATTTTTATTTTTCTTCTTGAAATCCTGAGTGAACTTTTTCAATTCTTGTTTAGCAGTATCCAAAGAGCAGTTATCTTTTAATAGCTTATAGATAGGATGAGATAAATCAGAAACTTTGTCATAGTAATCAAATAGCTCATCGTCGAATTGTTTGAGTATTTCGAAATTTGGCTTTACTAATCCGACTAATGTCAATGCTTTTTCTTTTGTAGGATAAACTTTTGTTGTTGTAAGATACTCGGTAAGAATCTTTCTAATCTTATTTAACTCTAAATCTACTTTTTCTTCTTGAACGGGCTCGAATTTAACCCATTTCTTACCATCAAATATTTTCCCATTTGATTGGAAGTTCAATAAATAATCGTTATAAAAATCAAATGTGGTAGGTAATTTATAATAGACCTTTTCAAATGATTTATTTTTAAATAATTCCTCTATGGTTTTTACATTATAAGTTTTAAAGATAAAGTCTAAAGCATCCTGTGACTCTTTACTTTCGAGATAGAACTTAAATCCAGGATTAACACAAATTCTCTCCTTGATCTCTAACAAAGAAAGATTTATCCACTTCCCAGAGTTATCCAAATACATAGTAGGCGATTCTATTTGTTTTGCAAGTAATCGAGCATCGGTTGGGATAATCATAAGCTTTTTCAGCTCTTTTATTACTTTGTTTCTCGTGATATAAGTTTCCGAAAAAAGATCAGTATTGTCTTTTAATTTATTTGCACAGTTAGTAGAACACACGTCAATATGTTCTAATTTTCCGTCTTGAAGTGTTCCGGTTTTAAATGCTGCTTGTTCAAGACAGACTGTGCATTTATCTCCGAGTTTAAGTTCGTACCCATCCTTATAAATAATCTCATTAATAAAAGTTTCTACTAGAAGTTTATCAGCTTCAGGATAGACTTCCAGATATCTGGAATTAAGTTCGTCAAAATCACGATTTGTAACATATTGTTTATTAATATCTTTATTCAAAAATAGAATAATATTTTGTCTGAGTTTTTCTTTTTTATATTCTGTATTAAGCTCATTATATTTTCTTCTAAATATATCTAAAATAATAGGAATATCTTCCGAGTTACTTGTAAGAGTATTAAAAGCAGATAGATTAATTTTATCCAAATTATCTTCCTTGTAAATGCCAAGATCAATAATTTTCTTTGCGACCAATTGAAGCAGTTTATTGTTGGAATCATACTGAGCAGATTCGTAAGTAGCATAATCCTTGAATTTATCGACAAATTCCTTGGGGAAGGTGATACTATTAATTTCATATTCTTCTCTCTTTGCAAGGATATAGAGCTGAAGTTTAGAAACTACATAGTACTTGCCATTGATACTATAAAAAACTAACCAATCTATGTTAACACCTTTGTATTCATCTCTGTTTTCAGCAAGGTTATAAAGCAATTCAGGATCTTTAGTTTCTATCTTCAGTTCTTCTGAAGGAATAAATATAGGCCCTTCAATGACACCTGCTTTCATCTTATCAATCGCAATATTCATTGCTTCAGTAATTCGAACTCTTTCTTCTGGTGTATACATATAAAGTTCAGGATAAATATCAAGTAAAGGCAGAAGAACTATTTTGCTGTAAAATACTTCTCCGGAAGTTTTAAGAAAGCTTTCGAAGAATTTAGAAGACTTTCCAATAGGATTAGTTTTATCGAGTAGGAGTTGAAAGCGAAAAGCTTTATCTAAATAATCATTAACGGTTTTTGAGTTTTCAAAAATAGCTTTTTCCAACATTTTATTTCCAAAAGTCCTTATGATGTAGTCTCTGATAGGACCAGCATTTCCTATAGGAGTATCGAGAGTAATTTCATAAGTCTTCTTGTATTTCTGTAAGAATAATCTTTCCCTTTCCATATCTATTCTGTCTAAATAAGTAACTTTCCCGTTGCGATCAACTAGAATCTCTTTTAATCCAATTATTAGTTCTCCCGAGTATCTATCATTAAAAAAAGTCGAAGTAGGAAGGAAGTAATCTCCATTTGGTGTTTTAAAAACCTTAGTTGTTTTGTACTTGTCATTAACTGTATTGATATAAAGTGTACTATCTAAAATGTTAGGATAATCCATATAAGGTTTTAATTTGATCAATAATCCAAGGTTCTGATTATTCTTGGGAATATTATTTATAATATTTCTATAAGTAATCAATGCTTTGGTTTGTCTTGCTCTTCGAAGTTCGAGTCTACTCTGCAAAGGATTCTTAATTAAAATTACCGAAGAAGAAATGTATTTGGTTACGAATCTAATCATTTCTCCTCCTAATGCGAGATTGGAAGTTTTCTTTATTAAATCTATCAAACGAACTTTGAAGTCTCCGTTGAAAGCAGAATTGGTTACCCTCTCAAACATTTTGGAACGATCACCTAAAACAAGTAAGTCTATAACAAAAGAATAATATGTCATTCCTTCATTTCTTTTCTCTTCGGAAATTCGTTCCAGAGTACCATTTACATTGGTACAAAGTAAATTATACTTTTTCAACATTCTCGGAGGCATAGTTGTTTGAGCAAGGAATTGAGAAATTTCAGTCTGGTTTTTGATACGGAATTTGATCTTTTCATTTTTAGTCTTCAAGATTTCTTCGATATCAGCATCGTCTCTTATTTTACCATTCTTTTTGAGAATAGTTATTACTTTCTTCTTGATTTCTTCTCCATCGATCTTTTGACCCTTATATTTTGCGGCCTCTGTCAAATCTTTTATTCCTCTCTTGAAAAGCATCTCGAGATTTTTAATGTAATTAGTGTGATCTGCAGTGATATTGTTGAATACTTTTTCTCTCTTCGAAAGGTTTTCAAGGAAGATAATAATTTCTTGAGACTCTTTGTCATAAGTTTCCTGATTGATTACTCCTTCAGAATAATCATTAGCCAATTCTTCCTGTGCGGATGAAGCAGCTTTTAAAATCAATCCGATATGATTTACTGATTTATATTTCATTTCTTCAAAGATTGTAGAGGGAGCTTTCATTACAGTATAATCTGCGAGTCTAGAATTTACTCTTTCGAGATCTGCTTCTGTAAACTCGGGAGAAATAAATACTTTATTGTAAACCTCATCTGGGATTGTTATTTGGAATTCTTCTTCTATTGAAGTTTTATTAGAAGGAGATTTATCTGCAATGTATCCTGCTAACTCTAAAATATTATCATTGGTTAAAATCATATTGGGAACAAATTTATACTTTACGAATCTGTAAATTTGATTTAATATAATTTTATCAAAGTCAACTACTGCAATGAAATATTCTTTTTGTCTAGGAGTAAGCTTGTTCCAAATATCTCCAAAACTTCCTGAAATTTTGGATTTTTTATTTAGCTTATATTCAATTAAAAATTTCTTAATTGGGAGATTTTCGGTTTCAAGTTTGTAAGCATCAGCATCATCCTTGTGTTTACGCTGTATCTCATTTTCATACGCTAAAAATTCTCCCTTGTCAGATTCATTGTTCTCATAAAATTTCTTATCTGTGTATGTTTTATCAAATATTTCATGTTTAGATAAAGCAGGATTAAGTAATTTTTGTTGTGCTTTAGGAAGTTTTCTAAATTCAATAACAAAGCTCAGCTCAAGATCACTCAGACTACTTTCAGGTTGGTTTAATGCCTTTAGTAAAATAGTTTTTACTTCTTCATCAGAGAGTGTTCTTGTCGTTTCGACTACTTCCTTTTCTTCTAATAATTCTTGTACCTTTCTCTCTTCCTCATTTGTTAATACTGAATCTTGTGTAGGAGTTCTAAAATACTTCCTTACCTTATTCGCATACTCAATTAAAACATTTTTAATTCTTATTTGTTCTTCTTTCTTGAGTTTCAAATTAGTTATAATTTCTTCTGGTGTTTCACCTGCAGGATAAATAGTCTCAGAGATTATTGGTTTTTGAGGAATACCAGAATTTTTTTGTATATATTTGTTAGTAGTAATTACTCGGGGATAGTCCTTAATGTATCTAGTTAAAATACTTTCTGGATATAGGTTCTTGTCAGACAGATTATTATATTCTGAAATAAATTCTTTTTCTAGATCAGTTAAATATTTTGTTCTAGGGTTTTTAATTAAATCCTTTAATCTATTTTTTATTTCTGTATCAGACAATGTTTTATTAACGATTATTATACTACCTAATTTTCTTATATATTCCTTTTCTTCTGCAGTTAATACAGGAGAATTATTTTCTAACCCAAGAAAGTCTCTTACATCTTTAGTCCATTTTCTCTCGAGTTTATTTACTCTCTCAATCTCGTTGTTGGTTTCCTCCACAGTATTAAATAGTTTTTTAGTAAGATCAGGTTTCTTAGGTAACTCCGTGAGAGATTGAACAACAGTAAGTTTCTTAGGATACCTCCCAAGGTACTTGTCAATCAGATCATTCATTTTTAATATTAAATTAAAAATAATTTCATTCGCCTAACTCTTCTAGCAATCGATCTAGTTTTTCTTTCTCCAGTCTTAATCTAGTTATCCTTGAGATAACCAAGTCATCAATGTAATTGAAAACAGTACTTCCATAATTTGCTTTATCTGGATCATTTGTACTCGAAGGGCGATAATTTGATGGTACATGTAATCCTAGTTCCTTAAAAGTATCAAGAATATCTAACTCATACTCAGAAAGATATTCTCCCAGGTCTACTTTAGTCGAAAAATAATTAGGTATAATCTCAGCTACAGTGTCTACAAACAAAGAAGGATAAAGTTGCTGTAACTGCGACTTTACACTTCCAACACTATTCATAAAGTCTTTGAATTCATAGTAATCTAAATACGAAGCTAATTTCTGTGTTAATACCCCAGACGGATAGATTTTATTCCTGTTAGTCCAACACAGATCATTTAAATTTACTTTGTACTTTTCCGTGCATTTATAAAAAGTATGGAATTTGATTTTTAATTCAGTTGGAAAATACTTACTGTAGCAATAGTAAAAATCAAAAAGTAATTCTCTTGCAGTTGGGAAGGCAAATTTATAAGGAATAAATAATTTTTTGAAATAGACAAAATCAAATTTTTTCTCAATTACAAGTCTACTTGGGAGACTATTATCATAAGCCATAGTATAAGGGAACTTTGCATCAATAAAATACAAATCCATGTAAGAAGTAAGAAACACCACGTGATCGGTTTGAAATTCAGTATCATCATACTTTAATATACATTTTCTTTTCAAGAGTTTAATATCTTTTAATGTAGTTAAAATTATTCCCATTGATTCTAACTGTGCTAATAAAATTAATAGTTGAAGTACTGTTGTTAAATTAGACTCGAATGGAATTAGATCATATTTCTCGAAGAAAATTACATTACCTTTAGTATCTTTAACGTGCAGCACATTGGGAGTGAATTTTAGAATTTCTCCAAAGAAAATTTCCTTTTCAAAATTTGCAGATTCTCTTTGTGTTAATTCATTTGTATTTTCAAAATACTCTGAAGTCATTTCTTGCTTATTCAAATTAAAAATAGTCTTTACAGGAATAAAGTCACTTGGAATATTTAAATCTGGTTGTATTTTAGATAAAAACTCCAAGCGAAGTTTTACTATACTTTCGGAAGGATCTTGATTTGCTGTGGGAAACAACTGAAAATAATATTTCATATAATCTTGGTCTGTTGTTTGGTAACTCCATACTCTTCCGGGAAGATGGTAAATATTTAATCCTAAAAGTTCACACAATTCAGATTTCCGAGTTGCCTTTGCCTTGCTTTTTTGAAGTCCTGCAGCTACAGCAAGATTTATCAATTCATTCTTAGAGTAAGAGTCGAAATTAGCTCTCGGGCCACAGCGCTTTCTCATTTAACAAATCTGAGATATGAAAAGATCGGTTATATTTTTAATTATCGTAGATTTGTTTTGAATTAATTCATTTTTAAATTCAGTCTCAAAGTCACAGTATTCTATAAATTCGGTAGGATCATTCTTGATAGAATGTAGACTATCCATTCCAAAGATTCCTATATTGTCTTTTAATTTTTCTATCAAGTCAAGGATAAACTGAATATTTTTTGGAATTTTAAATGGAATTAAGTACTTTGAAAAAAGACATTTAGCATTTTCTTCTTCTGATTCGAGTAAATTAAAATTTCTCTCAGGAATATATTTTAATAGCTCAGTGAAGTTGTAGCCGTAAAAAGTAAAGTTACTTAACAAAAAGGGAGTAGCAGGGATTTCTAATTCCAAAGTAGGTAATACTAGATAAACATCTGGATCTGGATTTTCACCTGGGACTTCAGAAGCAATAACACAATCAGTAATCATAATATCGGTTTTCAAAATCATATCAGCTGCAAGTTTATTTAAAACTTTTTCAGTCTTACTTTTACACAACAAAAGGATAAATTCTCTACATGCAACCCATTCTACAGACTGGTAATTATCAACGGAATAAATATATACTGCACATTTCAATTTCAAAAAAAGGTTTTTGGTTTTAGAAAAAATAATAAAACGAATAAAAATCTTCAATTCTGTAGTTAATAAATCAGAAAAAAAGTACCTATCTATCTCTGGGATATTGTCAAGAGTACTAATACATAATTTTAGCTTGTCGTCTTTATTTAACAACGGAGTTCGATCCATAATTAATATACTATATAGCCTAGTCTCGGCATTTACTTCGGGGTTAATCGCAAGTTGAAAAAATTTAATAAAATTATTATTCCTACTACTAATAAAAGCCATTTTACTTCGATAAAGGCGATATTTTTAACTAAGTCTAAATTTAAAATGAAAGGAAAAATAATTTTCTCAAGTAGCACAGACACTGCCTATAATTAAAAAGAAAAATCATTTCCGGAATTAAATGAAAAGCAGTCTCATTTCATACTGCTTTTTATTTCTTTACAAGAAAAATTAAAAGATCAAAAAAGTTGAAAATCCATTTTTTTACAGTCTTTGGGATTACTCGAGAAAAAGTAGAAAAAATGTAAAGTCTGGGTAGGTATCCAGCCAAAATTAATAGGGAAAAATTATCAGTCTACCTTTTACTCTGAAAGTATTAAATTAAATATTAAATTAAATCTAAAATTAAAAATGAAAAAATCCAAAATCCGTTTTTTACAGTCTCATATTTGACTCGGGAAAAACTCTAAAAAACCTAAAGTCTGGGTAGGTATCCATCCAAAATTAATAGGAAAAATTTACAGTAAGGTTTCTACTCGGAGACTATTAAATTAAATATTAAATTAAATCTAAAATTAAAAATGAAAAAATCCAAAAATCCGTTTTTTACAGTCTTAAGTTCCACTCGAGAAAAAGTAGAAAAAATGTAAAGTCTGGGTAGGTATCCAGCCAAAATTAATAGGGAAAAATTCTTAGTGTACTTTTCACTTGGAGACTATTAAAATAAATATTATTTTTAATCTAAAATTAAAAATTAAGTTTCAGTATACTCGAGAATTTTCTCAAGTATATTAATTTGTATGTTGGATAGCATTCCCCCCTGGTTCTCCTACATAAGGAGAAGATGCACGAGGAATATAATAATTATTTACACAAGGAGCATAAGGAGTTTCCTCATAATGATATAGATCTGGATCAATACTCAATACAGTTCCATTTGATTGATTATTTCTTTTGCCTTGTATATGCCCTCTAATTAGTTTATCTTTACCTGTAATTTTTTGTTTAATACTAACAATAGGTCTAGAATTATTATGTTCTTTCTCTTTGTTTTTAGAATTGCTCTGTAATACAACCAACTTACATAAAAGATAAAGTACTAAAACAATAGTTATAATAACAGGAATAAAAACTGTAATATCATTTTCAATAATCACCCCGTTACTAAATTTAGTTTCACGCATCCACATTGCATATTGTTTCATAAGGTTACTGCCTGCAGATACGAAAAAATTTACCAAAAAGATTTGACCTGTTTCTTTGCAGAATATCTTACATCCCGCTAAAGGGAAAAAAGGCATCATGCAAAACAATCCAGTAGTTATCTTAAGCACACAATTAGCAAAAATCTCAAACATATACAAAAACTCATGTAAGATAATACTATTATCGTTCTTAACAAAAGATTGTGCTGTTAAGCTTAAGATAATAAAGATTATTAAGATGGCGAAATAGTTCATTTTTCCTTCTTTATCGTTCTCGAGATAAAGTCGTTTAAGTCATAAATTATTTTTATAATTTATTAATCTTCTTTAGTTAAACCATAACACTGTAAAACATTTCCAAGAACATTTTTCCAGCTGACCTTATAGTTATTATTTTTCTCCTCTTCTTCAAACTCTTTTAATATATATTTAAAAACTTGAAATGTCTTTGTTCTTCCAATAATACGGAGTAAACATATTAATACCTCTAATACTCCAGAAAGAGTAATTGCTGTAATAAGTAAAGTAATTTTAGAAATAAGTTCAATCATTTTTCCTTCTTGTATTCCACAAGATAAAAGTCATTTTTTTAATTAAGTCCTGGTTGATCAGGATCATTATGAATAATATGATTAAACTGTAATGGAGTCCAGTCAATTTTTCTATAAATATCATTACGAATAGTATGATTAAACTGCAATGGAGTCCAGTCAATTTCTCCATTACCCTCTCTGCCAAACATATGACACCATAAACCAATAAGAACTATTGCAGTAAATATCCCAGTGCCGTCACCAAAAGGAAGGAAGTTTAATTCTAAGTAAGCTGTAATACCAGTTAACGTAAAGAGAATAATAGTTTTAATGACAGATTCGATAAGCATTTTTTCTCCTTGTGGTTTACAAGGAGAAAAAGTCATTTAAGTCATAAATTATTTTTATTAAAAATAATATTTTTTTATTTAGGCACTGAAGCCATTCTTCTGGAATAAACAGGAACTACTTCTTCCTCTTCTTCTAAAATAGATTCTACTTCTTTAATTTCATCATGTAATACAGGTTTAGACGTCGCTAATTCTATTTTATGGACTCTCTTCTCCATATTAGTTACTTTTTGATTTATATCTGAACTGGTTTCAGGATTAGAAGGTAAACCAATTATATTTTCTATATTGCCAATTCTAGCATCTAAATTTTCTACTCTAGTAGCCAACCCAGAAATTAATAAACGATTATCTTCTTGAGGCTTTACAGTATTTCCTTTTTTACAATTTTTTAATTCTTTTTCTATAATATTTTTCTTATATTTCATAAAAACAAATCCAGGAGTTTTTTTACCGTCTATAGTTAGACCATAATTATATTTTCCTCCTAATTCATTCAAGAAATCTTTATATTCTTCTATATTCTCATCTTTAGAATAAACTACGCAAGATTTTTCAGTGTAATCGATAAGAGTGAGCATTTTTATTTTCAAATTTATTTTAAAAATTATTTTTCAATTAAATTTATAGTACTGAGGTAGATTTCCGGTACGAGGATCAACTGTAAAGAAATCTCCTCTTTGTTTTACCAAAATATTTGGAGTTTGGTATTGTAATACTGCATAATCAGAATGTAAAGTTTTACAACTAGGAACATTCCACATCGAAAATTGGTCTAAACCCCCTCCTTGTACCCCTCCATTTAAATTCATAGTTTCCCATCTATTTCTAAAAAGAAGATCTGTATAAGGACAAGTTCCCTGTATAGGATTATAAGGTTGGTATTCAGGAGGATTAAAAATAGGAAGGAAAGGCTGATCCGATGCTTGGAATCTAGGTCCAAAATAAGCTTTGCTTGGTTTCATTTTAATTATTAAATTAAAATTATTATTATAGTTCTATATCATGCGAGTTTCCTTCTTTATGTTCAGGTTCATCATCTGTTTCAGGAACATGTGCTTTGCGAAAACGATTCCCGTATCCTTCTGAAGGATAAACTAAGGTATCAAATAAAACACTTTGAAATGCCTTAGCCAATGCTCCGAAAAAGAATCCTTTCAAATGAACAGTAGGCAAAGCAGTGAAAGGTTTTTCAATTAATTCTTTATATTCTATCGGGATTTCTCGAGTAACATATTTCCCATTCTTGTCTTTAATTTTATTTCCATTTGCATCTAGTACAAACTCTTGCTCAGATTTAATAAATTTAGTAATCATTTTAGCTTCTTTAGTTTCATCTTTTCCTTTATACCATAAACATTTTGTTTTCAATCCAAATTTTGCATTCTCTTTAATTACCTTAGTTGTAAAGTCTTTTGCTTTATGAAGCAGATTCACCTTGCTATCACGCAAATCAGAATCCTCCAAAGTAGGAGCTTTAAGCTTCAGTTTGTTATCAAGTAAGAACTGCTTCATTAACTTTTGATATTCATCGAGAATCCACATTGTTTTTATTTGAACATTAGTAGGACCAGTTTTATTTTCGAGACTAAATGTGCAGGAGTATCCTGTTAATTGCTTTGTAGTGTAATCCAGAATCTCATATAATCCAGCAGTAGAACACTTTTCCAAGCCAAATAAAAAATCTCCTTTTGCCTTAGTATGAAAATCAGTAATAGAAGTAATCACAACCATAAACTTAAGATCGCCACCAGGAATAGTCTTCTCTTGAATAGTGAATTCAAGTCTTGCTTTGAGCTGAGAGGAAATTAGTTCACGAGTTTTCTTTTCATCAAAATAATTAGTAACAGGGTCAATAACCTCTCCGAATTGATCAATAGTAACAAAAGACATCTTATTTTTATTGCTTATTTAAAGCTTTAAATTAAATTTCAATTAAATGTCTGTCGATAATCTCGCTGCAATTTATGACACACTAGTAAAACAAATTAGTGAAAATAATAAAAATCCAAGTAAAGAGGACTTGGATTTTATTTTGAATAACTATCCTAAGCTAGATGAAGTAGGGAGAGGATTATTTGTGTCTTTGATCAGATACCATGAATATAAAACTGATAATGGGGATATTACAAAAGTTCCCTACAAAGGTTGGAAGGGAGAAAATAATACTATAGCTTTTGACCTTGCAAATATTCCGGTAAAACTACAGAAAATAATTTTACTATTTACTCAACTGCATCTTCAACACTTGGAGCAGGAAGCACTCAGAAAACAATAGATAATTTATTTTAATTAAAATAAATAATAATTTAAGCCAAAGACGAAGTAGCTTCAGAAGCAGGGTCGCCTCCGTTGGCCTTGCGAAATTCCTTGATCTTTTCAAGCATACTCCCATCAGTGTTCTCGTCGTGAACAAACATTACATCATTATTGTAAAACAATGCAAGGTTGTCCTTGAACTCATATGACAAAAGCTTTCCTTGGAAGTCTCTCAAGTCCTTGTATATTCCAATAAATTCAAAATCAGTGACTTGAGGAGAAAATTCGATCTTAATAGTCTTGTATGGAAGAAACTCGGTAAAAATTGGAAAAGGAAACATAGTCTGCTTGTCAGTAAGATTAAATGAAATACTTCGTGTGTCAATTTTGAGAGTAGCCTTAACGTTTTCAAAGTTTTCAACCTTTACTCCGATGTAAGTATTAGCAGGAACGGTTTGAATAGTGTATTTGTCGTTAACGAATAAATAATTAATCTTGTCCTTAGTAGAAATCAAGAGATCTCCTGCTCGATAGACTGCCATATATTGAATTTTGTTATAGGTAAAAATAAGATTGAATTCAGTTTGTTCGAACTTGTTGTCGTATCCTACATACGAATATTCTTGAGTTGGATCAGATAAAGTAATCTTGTAGTCAACCTTTTCAAGAAAGTCCAAAATCAAAGGGAAAGGAAGCTTTGTAGTCTTACTTGATACCTTTATTTCAAAAGATTCAGCATCTCTGTCTGGAGAAATAATTTCCAGCTTAATACTTTCTACCTTTTCAAAGTTTTCGATTTCAATGTATTCCAATACATCAAATGGTTTACGAAGAGAAGATCGAGTAGATGGCACTGACTTAAGGTTGTTGCTCATTTTTTTATCTTAAAATTATTTAATTCTTTAAATACTTATTGTGGGCAATATTTTTCAGGAAAAGATGCATCTGGGTCGAATAAAGCTAAGAATTCCCCTTTCTTCCTGAGCTCATTGTGTAATTCATTAAATTCTTCGGAAGTGTGATTCGGATCTACACTTTTACTTAATACATGAGCTCCTTCATGCAATGCTACAGTAAGTAATACATTATAGGGATAAATCTTTCCATTTTCATCTTTCATGCAAAGATAAACATGAGTTTTGTTATCGGTATAAGATTCTGTTCCGATACTATATTTAACACCTTGAACTAATCGTGGGTCTATTTTCTCTAGATCATTTACGATATGAGAAAGTATAGCTTCTTCTCTACTTGAAAACCCTTCTTTAGAATTTTTACTTGAAATCCACCTAAAGAATATTATTAAAATGAGCAGTATCAATACTACATATAAAACTTTTTGCATCCTTCTTTTATTTTATTTATAATAGATAAAACATGGAAAAGAATCAGAAATTTATTATTGGAGGCATTGTCATCCTGGTAGTCTTAGTCTTGATTTACTTCGGAACTAAGAAGATGACAGTTCGTAGTAAGGAAGGTTACGATAATATATTTTTAGCTAAAGACTATGCAAAGGGAAATTGGGTAAGTCGTCCTAACTTTAAAGCAGATCTTTCTCCAAGATTTGATAGTACTAGATCAGGAGGAGGATATATTACAGGTAGTTTCCCAGGAATGGAAGTTCAAGGATCTCCTTTGACTCCAGTTCAAAGTATAATTAATATTGCAACTCCACAATATGCTACAATGGGAGGACCAAATGGAGCATATGCCGATCCACGTATGCCTGAAGGAGGATTAAGTACCGATCAAGTAGGAAATGTTATGAATCAAAAATTCGGAGGAGGTAGAAAGGGAGTAGAGCCAGTTGCTGCTATGGAATCTGATTTGGAAGCTAAACCTCTTTTACCAGTTACTGATATGAGACAAGATATGGGCAGAGATCCGTCCGACCCTAGCACATATATGTACGATAGGTATATTACCGCCCAGATGAAGAGACGAAATCCGAACGTCAACTCTTGCTTCATACGTGGGGATCTTCCCGTGACGCAAATACGTACGGGATGGTTCGACGTTTCCCCTGTTGCCAAACAAGATCTCGTTGCTGGTTATTTCAGTTCTTATCTCGACTTGCAACAAAGTACAGAAATTCGGGATTCATTATTCGAGCGTTCACCTACTCCATTTGAACAAAATAATGCTTGGGGTCGCTTGGAAGAGAAAACTATTTATTCTCTTGTCTAAATTTACAATATTTTTTACATAAAAATATTTAATATTCGTCTAAATGCTCAAATAAATGAGGGCAATCGTCATAGTATAATTTAATTGTTTGCAATGTTTCCGTAGGTGTTTCAATACAGAAATTTAAAATTTTTAATAATTCCTCCTTGCGCTTAAGCAATGAAGGATTTAATGTTTTATTATCTTGTTTATACGAGTCTGGATTATATCTAATAAAATAACATGGTAATTTTATAGATTGAGCAATAGATTGCATTCTTTTTGTATAGCATTCCGGGTCGTAACTACGATGAGCATTTTCATCTACCTCTAACACAACAGCATGATTTTGTAATTTGTAAACAAAATCAGGTCTGTAGATATCTATACTCGAATCGATGATTTTATCATGTGAAAACAAAGGTAAATTAATGTTTTCTTCCAAAATCCTTTTAATTAATAATTCTTTAGAGTGTTTATGCTTGGTAAATATATCACTTTGTATACAATACTCAAAACAAACACTTTTTTCATCACAGATTTCTAACTTATGACAATTAACACATTCTCTTAAACTTAGATTCTCTTGTTCAGGTAATTTACAGTCTTCGCAATGAGTAGGATCATTTTTATCAAAGCTAAACAAAGCAATACCTTCCTTACATTCTACACATTTTCTTTTAGGATGTTTAATATAACCAGGAGAAATATGTTCCCTGCAAACAGAAACAGATTCTCCTGGAAATCCATAATAACTTCGTTTGTCACAATCGGGATAAGTACAATTTTTTTCCATTACATTTTTATATCCTAAAAGTGCATGTTGTGAACACCTGGTAGCAGTTCCTTCTTCAGGGTCGCCATAAGTAGCTCTAGTAATACACCCTTCGAATTTGCATATTTTATTTTTATTTCCTATATCAACATATCCATCTAGTTTATGTTCTTTGCATCTAGTAGCACTTTTCCCAGGTTCTCCAAACACTGGAATTTTTTTACAATCGTCGAATTCACATCGCTTGCTCTTTATATTGATATATCCTTCTTTAGGATGCTTAGAGCATCTATCTGCTATACCATCAGGTAAACCATAGCTAGGAGTAATTTTACATCCAGGATAAGTACATTTAGGAGTTACAACATTGACATGATTTTCAAGGGCATGTTTAACACATCTAACAGGTCTTCCTCCTTCTACTCCAAAAGAAGGTTGAATTTCGCAAAGGTCTACTTCACAGCGTCTATGAACTACATCTTTACAATCTTCAGGAACATGATTGCTACAATACAAGGGCTTACTTTTTTCTTTACCAAATGAAGCTCTTACTGTTTCGCATACAATACATTTTGGATGAACTACATCAATATGTTCATCTGATTTATGCTCTAAACAAAACAAAGCAATTTGTCCTTCTAATCCATAGCAAGGACGTTTCAAGCATCCTTTTGCAATACACTTTCTGTCTTTTACATTAATGTATCCAAGTAATGAATGTTCTTTACATGTTTTAGCTTTTTCTCCAGGTAATGCAAACGTAGGCATCTTTCTACAATCTTCGTGTTCACATCGTTTAGAAATAACATTTACCATATCTTCTTTCTTATGCAGTGAACATGATAATGCTTTTTTGTAGTCATATCCATATGCAGCAACTTTTTTGCAGTCATTGTCATTGTAATTTTTACAGTAAACCATCTTTTTTATTTTTATTAATATTTTTAATAAAAAATCAATTTACAGTTAAAGAAATACATAGAGGAAGTTTTAAATGTATCCTGTAGTCGAAACTTCAGACTTTGCTATCTCAGAGCAACTCTTTGGGTTACTACAAAATACTTATTCTATTTCTGTTGATTTAGATATCCCTATCTTCTTTTACAACACTCATTTTGAGAACATTTCCGTTACCAGAGAAGAGTTTGTCTCGATGATTAGAGAGCTTATTCTTGATCAAGACGATATTTTGTTGAAAAAAGTTGGTATTTACAATGATTATTATGAGTTTTTTATGCCATCGGAAGACCCTTATATTATTTCCGAATCAGACGAAGAGGTTAATTTTAATTTCAATGTAGAAAGATACAAATTAAGAGGATTTAAAGTTTCAAGTAAGGAATATTTTATAAACAGTATGGTTTATAGACGTAAAGCAATTTCTAATCCTCAGAAGTTCAACATAATTTTGGATCTGTTGGTAAATAAATTTAAAGACAAGAGATTTTGTTTTAACTAAATATGTGGTTTACTACTTACCCAGAACCGAGTGTTTCCGTCAGCGAGATTACTTCAGAGATTTATGAATTAATTAAGGAAAAATTCGAAATTAAAAATTACTCCGGAGAATTATCTTTTTATTTAAATTCAAATGAAATTGATAAGCAAACATTTGAAACAAAGGTTAAAAAACTCTTCCTCGAGAAGGATGAGACTCTTGCCAAGAAATTAAAGGGTTATAAACAATTCGCAGAAACCGAAAACTTTGAAGCTGAAAATCCTCCTGCTGGATTTGAACCTGAATATACTTTATTTAAAGATCGAGTCGCAATTGAGTCGCTTTGGAAAAATTCATTTAGGAAATTCATTGCTATCTTAAAGTACAGAAGAGACCTAGTAAAATTTAATTTTCCATATAACCTTCTTTCTGAAAAATTCATTTCGACTGTAATTTATCCTGAATTGAATGTTTCAGTTGAACTAATTGCATATGAAATTCAAGAATTAATTAAACCAGACTTTCAGATGATAAGATTGGGAAATATGGTTGTCTATAACAAAGTCAACTCAGATAGCAATAATATGAAAGATATGGATAAGGAAGAGTTCATAAAAGAAATCAAAAATATTTTCTTCAAAAAGGAGACTGCTTTATTGAATGAGTATAATGTCCAAAAGGAATATTTAAAAACTAATCTCAATCATGCTCTAGAAACTAGACCCAATGAAGCATGCCAATACAAGAAAATTAATGAAGGTATCTTGGGTTGCGGTATTTTGAAAATTCAAATACCTAAACAAACATATAAATCTTTTGATGATGACTTTCCATTTAAAACACGAGAAGAAAATGAACCAGAACAAAAAACAACACGTAAAGGATGGTTCGACCCTAATAAAAAAGATGATAATTCTGTTTACATTAGTTCTTACCTAGGAAAACCTTCACTTGAAGAAATAGAAGACGAAATAGAACAACAACTCAAAAATGAATACGAAGATGAACTTCCGCTTGAAGAATATAAATCTTCAAATGATGATACTGGAAGTACTTTCAACGAAATGGTAATCATCCGGGAGCTTGCTGTAGACCAAAATATTTGTAGTCCTAAACCCCCAGTAGAAAAAGAAATTAAAACCGTATCTAAAGAAGATACTAATTTCGAATTTCTTCAAGACAGACTTACTTTGAATAAATTAAAAGGACTAAAACGATTCCTTGCTTTGGTTAACTACAGAAAAAAATTAGTTAATAACAGATTTAAGATGGATGAAATTCTAGATTACTTTGGCAGGGAAAATAATAATGGAGCAGACTTACAGAGAACTCGAGCTCACTTCTGGTATATGTAAGAAATTTATTTCCAAGTAAAAGAAAGACTAGGAATTTTTAATTTTTAATTTTCATTAAAAATAATATTTATTTTAATAGTTCTCAAGCAAAAGAGAGACTAGGAATTTTTCCCTATTAAACAGGGATGGATACCTATACAGACTTTAGGTTTTTTCAACTTTTCCCGAGTAGAACTTAAGACTGTAAAAAATATATTTTTCGAAGTTTTCAATTTTAATTTTAGATTAAAATAAATATTTAATTTAATAGTCTCCGAGTAAACATTATACTGATAATTTTTTCCCATTAAAAACGGCTGGATACCTACATAGACTTTAGGTTTTTTCAACTTTTTCCCGAGTAGTCCCAGAGACTGTAAAAACTACATTTTTGAACTTTTTTCAATTTTAATTTTAGATTAAAATAAATATTTATTTTAATAGTTCTCAAGTGGAAAATAGACTAAGAATTTTTCCCTATTAAAAATGGCTGGATAACCACCCAGACTTTGCCTTTTTTCAACTTTTTTCCGAGTGGAAATTAAGACTGAGAAAACTAGATTTTTGAACTTTTTCAATTTTAATTTTAGATTAAAATAAATATTATTTTTAATAGTCTCCAAGTAGAAAGTATAGTTAGATTTTTTCCCTATTAAAACGGGATGGATAACCACCCAGACTTTGCCTTTTTTTAACTTTTTCCCAAGTCAAAACTCACACTGAGAAAAACGGATTTTTGAACTTTTTCGATTTTAAATTTAGATTAAAATAAATATTTATTTTAATAGTCTCCAAGTAAAAGATAGACTAAGAATTTTTCCCTATTAAACAAAAGGATAGATACCTTTTCCAAGTAGTCCCAAAGATTGAGAAGTTTTTAATTAATTATTTAATTAAAAACTTCTCAATAGTCTTTGGAGTAATCCTCATACTAAAAAACTTTTCAAAGTACTTTCTGGTAGAAGTAAGACTGATATTTTTATTTTTAATAAAAATAATATTATTTTATAATTCGATATGGTCATTGTCTTCTGGTTTACGGATTCTGAAGTTAGCCCAGCGACGAATCTTACTCAATTCTCCTAGTTTAGAACTCATACACATTTCAAAGTCTGGTTTAGAATCGAGCTTTCTTCCAGGGAATGAAGTATTATGCCATGTAGTAAACAAAGCATATACTTCTCCTGCACTAACACTCGCAACAGGATCTTGAATGATATGTTCATCAAAGAACTGAAGATAGATATCATTCGCCTTCTTGTAAAACTCTGTAGCAGAATTAACCTTTTCAGGAGCTGGAGTGTAACCTCGAGCAGTTACTGCTTTGAATGTTTCAAACAAAATCCAAATAAACCCCTTATTAAATGTCTTAATTCTATCATCAAGTGTTTCATCTCTCGGAAATATTTTTTGTCTAAATTGTTCTTCTAAAGTAGAAGGAACTAATGAATTATCTCTAGGAAATCTTGATTCACAAGGTAAAACATTAATTCTATTCCAGTGTGCTTCATCTTGACAAGATAAACCCGGAAGTTTATTACAAATCAAAGCATATTTAAATTGAGGTTTATATTCTCTTCCTGCTCCATACAAAGCTCTGATATAGATATCATCATTACCTGTAAATTCTTTTAATACTCCTACATTGATTCTGTCTCCGAAATTAGGTTCGTTTGAATGAGCCCATCTTACTCCAACAGTTCTAACTATTTCCGAGTTAGTTCCATTTGATTGAGCTCTAGTACTTGCCGTTATAGCAGATACAGGAATAACAACTGAATATTGTCCAAGAGTGTTTTTAATAAGATCAACGAATTTGGTCTTACCATTATCTCCGGAACCGGTAAAAGTAACAAAAGTTTTTCTAAAATTACCTCCTTTGAGCAAAGAAGCACAATATTCTAAAGCATAAACGTAGAGACTTTCATCAGGGAAAATCTTTTTAAGGAAATCAAGCACTTCGATTACCTCATCCGAATCCCAAGTAAAATGTGTAGGAAAATCATATCCAGTACACAAACTCACATAATCTGTTGGGTTACCTTCTCGAAACTTTAATGTTCCCATGTCAAGTATACCATTGGTAAACCCCATTAAATTAATATTTGTATCTAATTTGTTCTCGAAATCACTATCTAAAAATAATTCCTTGGCTTCTGTCATAACAGAAGACTTAAACCCGGTATTTTCTAAATCCTTGATTAATTTGTTCAGAGAAGTAACTACTATATCTTTTTTAATTTCTTGTTCTCCTCCTTCTGTTTCAGCTTGTTCAAGTGCTTTCTCTTTCTTTCTAGCAGCAAGAATTTTTGTCATTTCTTTTTTAATGTCTTCACTTAATTTATTTCTTAGCGTAACTCCTTCTTCAACTTCTCTCCAGATATGATTTTTGAATTCAAACCAGGTCTTTTTGCTATACTTTGAACAAGTATACACTTCTCCATAAAGATTATGAAGTATTTTTGCCACTCCATAATGAGTTCCAGAGATAGAGTTACTAACAGTTTTAAATATACTTGCATTATTCCAGTTAGCATATGCTGTAGGATTATCTTGTTTTGCAGCCCACTTTAAAGATCCAATAGTATATTTATCACTCTTTATTGTTTTCCAAATACTAATACATTTAGATTCGTCATAATTATGCTTGGAAGTTCTTTTAGAAAATTCTATAGCTAGCTCTAAGCCTTCTTTACATCCTTTAGTTACACCATGGATTATAGCTATAATTTTATACCAAGAATCATATGTATCAGCTCTCGAATCGGAGATTAAAGTAAGAAGATCCTTTACGATAACCAAAGAGTCTTGTACGTTGATATTAGGAAAAGAATTTTTAATGTCCGAAGCAGTATCAATTTCACATTCTTCAATACAACTAACTCCAAATTTTAATTCTAATACAGGAGACGATCTTACGATAGAAAGTAACCTAGGGAGATAATATTCTTCATTTCCGGTAAAAGTAATGATAGAATTATCTCTATAATTAGTAATTACTGTATCAGAAAAAGCCTCCTGTATATTTATTTCTTTAGAATTTAATTTATATGCCTTAGTAAATTTATATGCTCCACTTTTAGGAGTTTTAGATGACCCATAAAGTAACCAAACAACGTCAACGGTTGCAATATCAAAATATTCACTCTCATCTGAATTTACATTATCAAAACGAAAATCAGCAGACTGCAAAGACTTTAAAATTTTAGGAAAGATCGCAGCCTTGATATCACACTTACGTAAAAATATATTTGGATAATGTAAATGAAAACCTCCCTTGATTCTTGTTCCGGAAATATAAGGAGCGGTTTTCTCAAGTAAGATACACTTTGAATATTTTTCTTTATAATCTTTTATACAGTCTCCGAGTACTTTGTTTATATGTCTAATCAAACATTCAACTTCTTCATATGTATAAAGCTTATTCATTCCCGAAGATGGTTCTAAAATATTCGAAGGTAATCTAATTGTAGATTCCGGTTCTTTGACTTTTACTATTTCTTCTTCTGGAGCATCTACAATCAAGTCTATATCTATTAACAAATATGAATATTCCGAATTATTTTTTTCCGCAATGCTAACGTAAGAATTCTTATTTTCTTTAATTAAATTCGAATATCTATTTATAAATTCATCTCGATCTTTAATTAAAAATCTTCCCTTTCGATCCGTACTAAGAGAAACATAATTGTAATCATCTCCTTTGGCTCTGGATTCGCAAATATAATTCCAGAACTCCTGAGTCGGATGATTAATCATTTTTTATTAGTAAAATATTTTCTTTTTATAAGCACTAAAATGCAACAGAATTAAATTCAATTAACTTTAGTATTTTACTTGCTTGACAAATACTTTAAACAAATTGTTTGAATGAAATCCTGGAAATAGCAGTTGAAGGAGCAACAAGGCCAGTTCCTGGTTGTGCTCCTGGGACGTAATTAGAACTTACCAAATAAAGAATTCGTACATAATATCCTGCAGGAATATAAGCTGGAATGTTTTCAGAAAGAGAACAAATTCCGAGAGTAGAAGTTCCTGTGATGTATGATTGGGAAATTCCACTAATTACGTATGCAGGATTGAAAGCAGGCGAAGATGTAGTTACATTTGGTTCACAAACTAAAAATGAAGAAATAGTATATTTAATTCCTTGAGTATAAACACTAGGAGGATTTACTTGTATAGTGTAATTAATATCAAAATATGCTCCGATGGTAGCAGTATTATTGAAAGATCCATTTGCTTGAGTTAAAATCTGATTTCCTCTTACAGGATAAGCTGAACTTAAATTTTGTCTCGACCAGAAATTAGTATTTGTATATCCTACAGTGTTATAGACTTCAGCATTTACAGATTCTGCAACTGAATTTATATAAGTTATGATTACATTACCCAATGAAGTAATAGTTCCTCCTATAACCTGAGTACTTGTAAAAATAGTATTATATGAATTTCCAGAATAAGTGTTACCTAATCCGGAAATTGCAACTGGGAACGAAGAAGAAATACAATTTGCATTTGGAGTTCCTAGCGTACAACCAGACATAATAATTATTCCATTACTTACATTAGTTACGTTAATACAAGGAGTATTAACAGAAAGTAAAAAATTTGTTCCTGTGACCGTGAATAAGATATTATTTAATGCTGTAAATGCGGAATTGTAAGTAATACCAAAACTAAATAAACAATTAGTAAATCTAGCATTAGTGGCAAGGTTATAAGAAGATATTGGGGCAAGTACCAAAGGAGAATAAAAAGCACATCGATCTGCATTAATTTGAAGTTGACTTGTAATTTGAGAAGTTTGAAATACACAGCTGGAAAAGACTGTATAATTTCCAGCTATAGTTGTTGGATGAGAAGAAGAGATATTAATAACACCAGTTGTGAAGTAAACATTTACAGCACTAAATACTGCTTTTACATTATTTTGATTGCATGAAAGTAAAACTGCGGAAGAATTTATATTTTTGATCAGAAAATTAATTAATCCAGATACTCCTTCATTATAAAATACAGTTCCGTCAATAATTGTTACAGGAGGATGCATTTCGGTTGCAGTAATAATAACATTTTCAGGAATTATTACGTTTTCCGTATACGTACCTGGAGTAACATAAATAGTTTGAATTGTTCCTACTGGAAGTAGGGGAGAAGCTGCAGCTGCGGCAATACATGCAGCATTAATTGTTGTATAAGTAGCATTTTCAACAGGGTTATTGCTCACTATATAATTTACTGTATTAATATTAGAATTATTGAAAGGATTTACACTTGCAGCAGCACGAAGAATACCAGATAATCCTTTGATAGAAGAATATCCGGAGCAAATTTGATTTGATATAGTCAAATTATTATTACTCATTTTGTAGTATAAAAGAAAAACATCTTATCATAAAGTATACACTGTGTTTTGAAGACGAGTGAATACTTAAATAAGCGATTGCTTCTAAATTTTCTCCTATGAAAGGAAGCATAATACCAACCTCTTCATAAAATTCTCTCCAAGCAGTTTTCATCAAATCATTTCCGTCTTTATATTCTAAACCACCCCCTGGGAGGCAAATATTTGCATTTGGATACATTCTCTCGAGATATCCATTTCCTTTTGGTTCTATATTAAAAAGAACCAGTTCGTCTTTTTTAGCTCGTTCTAGATAAATTTCAAGTTTTCTGAGTATCCCAAGATTGTATTGAGCTAATTGTTCTATTCCTGGGATAAGTTTTAATGAATTAAATTTTTTTATAGTTTCGACTGGAAGGGAAAAGTCTTTAATAAGACCTACTGATATTCCTAATACAGCACACGCCTCTTTAGTATTAGAAATTAAAGAATAAATACCTTCGGTCTCTTTTTGACCTCCAATCGAATTAAATACCTCTATCGAGGTAAGAACAATACAGTATGCAGCTTTTCTTTTCTTACACATCTATGGTTATACATTTTATTTAAAAATGTATTATTTTAAGAGTCTTCAATTGCCGAAATCTTGACAATCTTGTCTTTATTGTAATAGTAAATACCACAAAGTAATGCAGTAAAAATAGCCCAGAGAATTACAAAACGGGTCTTGGAGACACAAATAGACTTGTTGTCGTCAACATAAAGAATAATCTTGGGTTTAACCAGCCAAATTAAAATTAAGCAAGATATACCTATCAAGAGATATTCTTTGTTATCACTTATCATTTTAATATATTAAAATTAAAATTTTAGTCTTCCTCTTCTTCGGATTCCTCCTCAGATTCTTCTTCAGAAGATTCAGATTCAACCTTCTTTTGCATTTGAGGTTTAGATTTCGGAGCAGCAGGGGTACTAGCAACCTTTTTTACAACAGTAGTATTTTTACTCTTCTTTTCCTCTTTGATTTCGCCAGTAGTCAATTGAGTTAATACTTCAGTAGTATGTTTCTTGCAAAACATTTTCCCATATGCATTGTTACGTCTGTTTTTAGCAGTGTAAACACATTTCTTGTCACTTAGATCACTAAAATCAGCGAAAGGCTTATTTTCAGACTTAGATTTACATTCGGGATAACTACAAGGTTCTTTTTGTTCATTCTTGTAATGAAGAGAACAAAAATATTGAACTTTTTCCTCACCATCTTCATCAATAACAATTAAACGTTCTTTTCCAGGTTTAGTACATTGCTCCTTATCTTTTTTGATAGCACAGCATTGTTGAGAATCACTCGAAGAAGAGTTTTTCTTCTGGAGTTTCTCATAAGATTCATAAGCTTTGATAAATGCATAGTTTTTAATTTTCTTATCATCATCACTATCACCAATCTTAAGGCTTTCAATGTCTTTCTCAGAGATACCATTTTTCAAGGAGTGCTTGAAAAAGGAACCAAGGTGTTCAACAGTGTTTTCAGTAAGAGCGGCAGAGTAAGCTTTAGAGAACATTTTTATTTATTCGATTCTCATTATTTTTTTACACATTAAAGTCGTTTAATTAATAGAAAAACAATTATGGCGACGCCCAACACGAGTATGAGGTCAGAATCAAATGTTGTCTGCTGTTCTTTCAACACAACATCTTGAGGGTACTGTGTCTCGTAACGTGTTACCTGAACGTATTCTGGAGGTTCTTTAGAGATGTCAAAAGCTCCGATATCTTTTAATTCCTCGGGTGTAAGAATGTCTTCAATCAAGTCTCCATCTTTATCTCTAACTAATAACTCAGGTACATCAAAAAGAGGGTTAAGATCACCTTGGAGATAACCTTGTTCAATAAACGGAAGGACACGTGCAGGATAAAAGCTAGCAGGAGACACGTTATTGTACATTCTTTCCTTCTCAGTTTCTAGATCAATAATATTACTCTTAATCAAAGGTAACCAAGGAATTTGAGGTTGAAAGCATATATGATTATCTTCGAGTCTGAGGTAAGGAGATCCTTGAATTATTTTGAAGTAACCATTGTCTCCCCAATGAGTACCCCAACTATTTGCACATATCCAATAGTTTTCACTCCAACCTACTAATTTCACAGCATGTCCTCCTAAAGACTTTAATTCTTTGATACCATTTTTCACGGCTTCATCTGCAGGATCATAAATCCCTTTACCATCATACTTGAGAAAATATGGAAATACATGAAAAGCTACTACTATAGGGCCCCTTGTAAGCACTTCTATTTTAATTCTGTGTATAAGTTCATCTAAAAGAATATTTGGACCTTCGGGATTGACTACATAATAACTTTTAATTGGCCAAATTCTTTGAGCTATCTTATTGTCCACACAAAGATCTTCGTATTTACCTTCAAGATGAGTACAAATAGGAAGTCTGCCTGTTTCTCGGAGAATATTTTGAAGCATTTTGAAAGGAACACAATTATTTTCTGTAGCACCCCATCTGTAGAGATATTTTCCCATACTAATTATAGTATTACCTTTACAAGCTTTCTGGACATGAGTTTCCTGATCTTTCTGTAAGAAATGAATATCTTCTCTAATTTTTTTATAATAATCTGAAAAATCAGCTTCATCGAACATACACATAGTCGCATCGAGAGGATTAAAGTCTGGATTTAAGTTGGTATAAAGATTATATCTGTCTTGAAGAGCAGAAATAGAAGCAAAAGAATAACAAGAAGAACATCCTTCTTGATTTAATACAGGAGCTAGTTTCCAATAATTTCTTCCGTCGAAACTATCAAGAAGAGCAGGATTGAATTTAGTTTCAGGAAGTACATAGGTATTCGCATCGGGATAAAGCAGCTTCTCTTTAGGAGGAGCACTAAGAATTGTTCCAAAAGATTTACTCATTTATTATTAATAAATGAAAACAGTTTACTTAGCAATAATAGTAATAATCATATTAGTATACTTTTTAGTAACAAGTTCAAAGAAAGAAGGGTTTCATTTGAATCCTGTTCCCGTGCCGGATTTTACCATGCAACCTTTTAATGTTCCTGTATATCCTTTCAATGTAGGCACAGGAAGAACTTTTCCTAATGTAAAAGTACTCTGTCCAGATGCAACAGGTGTAAAATGTAAAACAAAAGAGGATTGTCCGGGTGCAGCACAACTTTGCATGAACTCAGCAGGTTATCCATCAGACGGAACAGAAGATCCAGCAAATTACTGTGTGTGTAGTATTATGAATGATTGTATCTCGGAAGGAGTATGTTAAAGTGATTTTTTTTACTTGAAAGTAAAAATTTGTGACAACATGCAAGGATTCAAGTACGAAAATAGCACTGGACAAGATTATGATGATATCAAGTTACAGATCACTTCTGTAACTTTTGATATTAGTCGTTATGGAAAGTACACTAAAGAACTTACTTTTGCAAAACCTGTAACGATTAAGAAGGCGATTGAGAAGGTCGAAAAGAAACTCTCAAAACCATTTACTAAAAAATATTATGAGCGTATTCAAGACGATTTACTTTGTTCTGAAGAAGATTATGAAGACGCCAAACATTCTTTTAATAGTCGAGGTGACTTATTGACTGATTATGTCTTTTTAGAAAAGATCCATGTTGAAAATGGGGCAATGACCTTTTCCATTGGAAGCTAAACACAGAAATAAAATATAAATTTTATTTATTTATAATTTTTTCAAGACAGTCTTCTAAACTGTTAGTTATTGCAAGACTGTTAATTAATACCAAAGGAGTTAAGTTCTTATTAATGTATTTATTATGTGTGTCTTCATCAAAAATAAAATTCGGATAAACAGTTTTAATAATATTCTCAAACATCTTTGAGTCACAGTAACCTAGTTCCAATTTAAGATCAAATCTGCCGGGTCTGAGAAATACAGGATTAATTTTCTCGGGGTAATTAGTAGTTGCTACAATGACTCTATTAGGAACACTTTCCATTCCATCTAAAAATTTAAGGAACTTGTTCATTTCATCATCATTTTTCTCTTTTCTTCTTAATTCTAACTCTTTAAAACTCATATCCTTGTTTTCTGTTTCAATTTCAGAAGGTCTACTTAATATATAATCAAATTCGTCTAATACTAATATAGAATTGTTTATAAAAGACGAACTTCCCTCCAATAAACTTGAAATACCGCCATATGTTATTATATTTCTTTTTAAAAGATTTGCTATTGCAGTAATTGTCCCAGTTTTTCCTGTACCTGGGGGACCATAAAGTAAAATTCCAAGTTTATTATCCAATCCCAATGATTTGGGATATAAATTACCAGTAGAAAATTTATTTAATGCATTAATTAAGTTTTCTTTTTCTCTAAAAAACAATTTATTAAAAGTTTTATCAGGATTTATTTTACACTTTTCAAATAAACTTCTATTACAGCAAATAGATATAGATAAATTAGGAGTCACTGCAACATTTAATTTGTCTACTTTGTCCTCTTCTACTTTATGATTATAAAGAATTAAATAATATTTTTCCAGAGCATTCAGATCTTTAGAAAAAAGATCTGAATTTATTATCCATACATATTCATTTTTATTATATTTGTAAACAGGCATACATAAAGTTGAATCACTAATCAAACCACTTCTAGTGTTTCTTACAAATTTAGAATTTATATATTCTACTGATATTTTTAATGTCTTGTTATGTTTAGTATTTTTATTTTTTAAAATATCATATAACTTATTTATCATTTGTTTATTTAAAGAACTCGTAAAAGCGTAATTTTTAATTTCATTAATTTCTTTCTCGGAATAATCGAAATCATCTAAATCAACATAGTCCTCAGCTTCAAAATATTTATTTTTAAATTTCTTATAAAGTTTTTTAATATTTTTAATTCCATTTACTAAAATATACCCAATTAATATATTTAATATTAAGGCTACTGAGTTCTTGATAGTTTGATCTTCTATTTGTATTACTTTGTAAAAATAATGGGTAATTACTTGCTGTAAGGGAGCACTCAGTGTACTGAAAATAGAATCCATTTTTTATTTTATATTTTAGAAAATATAAAAAATCAATTAATTATAATTTTTCAAGACAGTCTTCTAATGTATCGGTTACAGCAAGACTGTTAATCAAAGTTGAAGGAGCCAAATCTTTATTTATGTATTTATTATGATTATCTTCATCAAAAATAAAATCTGGATAAACAGTTTTAATAATATTCTCAAACATACCAGAGTCACAGTAACTAAGTTCTAATTTAAGATCAAATCTTCCAGGTCGAAGGAATACAGGATTAATTTTCTCAGGATAATTAGTAGTAGCAATAATTATTCTATTAGGAATACTATTTCCATCTAGAAATTTAATTAACTTATTCAGTCCGTCATCATTTTTTTCTTTCCTTCTTAGTTTTAACTCTTTAAAACTCGTGTCTTTTTTCTCCTCATATTCAGAAGGTTTATTTAATATATAGTCAAGTTCATTCAATACATATACAGATGAATAAGACATTAACGAAACCAAATCTGAGAGTGAATTACAAACTACTATACCCTTTTTTAAATGATTAGCTATTGCAGTAATTATACCAGTCTTACCAGTACCTGGGGGTCCATAAAGTAAAATTCCAAGTTTATTATCTAATCCTAAATTTTTAGGATATAAATTTCCATTAGAAAATTTATTTAATACATTAATTAAGTTTTCTTTTTCTCTAAAAAACAATTTATTAAAAGTTTTATTAGGACTTATTTTATATCCCCCTATAAATCTTCCATCATTATTAAGACTTTGTATTATTCCTAAATTAGAAGTAACAGCAACATTAATTTTTATTTTATGATTATAAATAATTGAATAATATTTTTCCAGAGCATTCAAATCATTGGAATAAAGAAATACACCTATCACCCACACATATTCATTTTTATTGTATCTGTAAACAGGCATGCATAATTTTGAATTTTCAGTCATTCCGGCTAATACCCTTCCTTCAAATTTAGAATTTATATAGTTTAATGTCACAGTTGATTTCCTACTGTATTTCTTCTTTTTATTTTTTAAAATATCACATAGCTTCTTCAACATTATGTGGTTTAGGTAACTTTCAAAAGTATAATTTGTAACTTCTTCAAGTGCTTTCTTAGAATAATCAAAATCTTCTAAATCAATGTAGTCTTCAGCTTCAAAATATTTATTTTTAAATTTCTTATAAAGTTTTTTAATATTTTTATTTCCATTTAATAAAACATATCCAATTAATATATTTAATATCAAAGCAAACGAATACTTGACTGATTGATCTTCTATTTCTATTACTTTCACAAAGTAATAGAAAATTATCTGTTGTAAAGGAGCACTCAAACTAAAATCCATTTTATTTTTTTAAAAAATAAAAAATATAAAAATCAATTAATTATAATTTTTATTATAATTTCTTAAGACAATCTTCTAGTGTATCAGTTACAGCAAGACTGTTAATCAAAGTCAAAGGAGTTAAATCCTTATTAATATATTTAACATGTTCGTTTTCATCAAAAATAAAATCCGAATAAACAGTTTTAATAATATTCTCGAACATTCCGGAGTCACAGTAACTAAGTTCTAATTTAAGATCAAATCTTCCAGGTCGAAGGAATACAGGATTAATTTTTTCAGGATAATTAGTAGTTGCTACAATAACTCTGTTAGGTACACTCTCTAATCCATCCAAAAATTTAAGAAACATATTCATTTCATCATTATTTTTTTCCTTTCGTCTCAGTTCTAGCTCTTTAAAACTCATATCTTTTTTCTCTGTTTCAATTTCAGAAGGTCTGTTTAATATATAATCAAATTCGTCTAATACTAATATAGAAGTGCTAGCATTAGTTGAAGATATTGTCAGCAAACTTGAAATGTTGTTGTATGTTATTATATTTCTTTTTAAGAGATTTGCTATTGCTGTAATTGTCCCGGTTTTTCCCGTTCCAGGAGGTCCGTAGAGTAAAATTCCGAGTTTATTATCCAATCCCAAATTTTTAGGATATAAATTACCATTAGAAAATTTATTTAATGCATTAATTAAGTTTTCTTTTTCTCTAAAAAACAATTTATTAAAAGTTTTATCAGGACTTATTTTAGACTTTTCAGTTAAGTTTCCATTACTATAAGTAAATATAGATAAATTAGGAGTATTGGTCTCATCTACTTCATTTTCTTCGCCTGTTATTTTGTGGTTATAAAGAATTGAATAATAGTTCTCCATAGCATTTAGATCTTTGGAATAAAGTTCGGAATCTATTATCCACACATATTCATTTTTATCATATCTATAAACAGGCATACAGAAATTTGAATATGTACTTAAAGTAGTATCAACTCTCATTCTTACAGATTTACCATTTATATGATCTATTGACACTTTTGATGACTTACTATAATTAATTTTTGTATCTTTCAAGGTATCATATAACTTATTTAACATTCTTTTATTCAGGGTACTATTAAAGGCATAATTTTTAATTTCGTTAATAGCTTTCTCAGAGAAATCAAAATCCTCTAAATCAATGTAATCATTGCCCTTAAAATATTTATTTTTAAATTTCTTAAAAAGTTTTTTAATATTTGTAATTCCATTTAATAAAACATATCCAATTAATATATTTAATATTAAGCCAAAAGAGTGCTTGATAGTCTGGTCTTCAATTTCAACAACCTTATAAAAGTAATGAGTAATTACTTGTTGTAAGGGAGCACTTAGTGTACTAAATAAAGAGTCCATTTTTTATTTTATATTTTCTAAAATATAAAAAATCAATTAATTATAATTTTTTATTATAATTTTTTAAAACAGTCTTCCAAAGTATTAGTTACAGCAAGACTGTTAATCAAAGTTAGAGGAGTTAAATTCTTATTAATGTATTTATTATGTTTATCTTCATCAACAATAAAATCCGGATAAACAGTTTTAATAATATCTTCAAACATCTTTGAATCACAATAACTAAGTTCTAATTTAAGATCAAATCTTCCAGGTCTAAGGAATACAGGATTAATTTTTTCAGGATAATTAGTAGTAGCAATTATAACCCTATTAGGAACACTTTCAAGGCCGTCTAAAAATTTGAGGAACTTATTCATTTCATCATCGGTTTTTTCCTTTCTTCTTAATTCTAACTCCTTAAAACTCATATCTTTTTTCTCTGTTTCAAATTCAGAAGGTCTACTTAATATATAATCAAATTCGTCTAACACCAGTACAGAATTTCCAATAATATCAAAGGTTGTTTTAGATAAAAATGAAATATTGCTATATGTTATTATATCTCTGTTTAAATAATTTGCTATTGCTGTAATCGTTCCAGTTTTACCAGTTCCAGGAGGACCATAAAGTAAAATTCCAAGTTTATTATCTAACTCTAATGATTTAGAATATAAATTACCAGTAGAAAATTTATTTAATACATTAATTAAGTTTTCTTTTTCTCTAAAAAACAATTTATTAAAAGTTTTGTTGGGATTTATTTTATGCCCAATAGATATATAGCCATCGATATGAGAACTACGTTTTATATATAAATCAGAAGTATTGGTACTATTGTTATTATCAGTTTTGTGGTTGTAAAGAAATGAATAATATTTTTCTATATGATCCTTATTATTAGAATACATATATGTATTTATTACCCATATATATTCATTTTTATTATATTTGTAAACAGGCATACATAAACTTGCATCGGTAGTTTTATGCCCATTAATGGTATCTGGTATAAATTTAGAACCAGTATAAAGCATTGATACTTTTGATGACTTAAGATAGCCAGCCTTTTTATTTTTTAAAATATTATGCAGGTTATTCAACGCTCTCTCATTCATTTTTACCGAAAAGGTATAATTTCTAACATCAGTAATTGCTTTCTCGGAATAATCGAAATCATCTAAATCAATGTAATCCTCATCTTCAAAATATTTATTTTTAAAATTCTTATAAAATTTTTTAATATTTTTAAATCCATTTAATAAAACGTATCCTATTAATATATTTAATATTAAGGCTACTGAGTTCTTGATAGTTTGATCTTCGATTTGTATTACTTTGTAAAAATAATGAGTAATTACCTGTTGCAAAGGAGCACTTAGTGTACTAAATATAGAGTCCATTTTTTATTTTATATTTTCTAAAATATAAAAAATCAATTAATCATTTTTTATAAAACGGGTTGTTTTATCGTTATTTTCATACCCTGAACGAACATATTTATTTTATCTACTGTATTTATATTAAAATTAAAATTATTAGATTCGCTGTTAAGATCTATTATGGTATCAGTTTCCGATATATTACTTACTTGAGAGTTTATTCCTATCAAAGACACTGCATAGACATAATTTTGTATACTATCTAGATCCTGCTTTGAGTTTAGAATTCTGAATCCAAGTATCTTATCCTCTGGGAAATGTTTCTTAAGAATATTAATAGGAAAGTTTTCAGTGTAAGCTCCGTCAACATAAATTTTGTTCTCATAAATAGTTTTTTGGAATACAAAAGGTATACTAGAAGAAAGAATAATTGCATCAGTAACCTTCATATCAGGAGAAGACTCAGGAGTAAAATATACATCTTTGTTATCTGTAAGACAGTGTGAAGGTATTATCAAAAATGCATTAAATTCTTCCAGTATTTCCTTGAAGGTAGGAATTTTATTTATCTTTTCTAAAAAGTAAGATTCTATTTTTTCTTTTAGATTTTCTGAGTTATATAATCCCCATTTTAAAGCAATATCAGATATACTCGGACTTTCAAATATATTATTAAACTCAGGGTTACAGATTTTTACAAAGATGTCCATAGGACTATAGCCAATAACAAGTAACGAAATTATAATAGAACCTACACTGGTTCCTGCAAAGTGTTTTATACTTTTTAATTGTCCTGTAGACCAATAATCATAAAGAGCTCCTAACACAAGAATACCTTTAATCCCTCCCGAACCTATACATAACGCATCAAACGACATTTTAATAAAATCAAGTAGATTTTTAACTAATTAAAAATAAAATAATATACAAAAATAAATGTATTACAAAGGTAGACCTTGTGTCGAGAGAGTAACCAAAGACAATGATGCAATTAGCAAGGAAGAGCTAGTTGATCTCATGTTCAATAATAAAATTATGAGTAGAGCTGCTGCAAAAGGTAAAACTAAAGCAGAGTTGTGTGCATTATTAGTTGATAATGATATTGTAGGGTCAATGGCAGAAGAACTCCGTAAAATAGGAAAGAAGCATGATATCTATGGAAAAAACTCTACTGAGATTTGCACTATGATTTATTTGAATAAAGTATTAGATCCTTCGAAAGAGAAATTTACCAGACACGAATTAGTACAAAAAATTGTAGATTCGGGATTAAGTGCTACCAATGCAGCAAAACTTTCAACCAAAGAAATTGCAGATGCTTTGAAGTTAGACTACGAAACAGAGTCAGATGAAGAAGAATCCGAAGGAGAAGAGGAAAAGGTAGAGTTAAAATCTATAATTAAAAAACCTGTTGAAGCCCCTAAAAAACAACCCGAAGTAAGAAGAAACGAGAGAAAAGTTACTTTCAAAAGACCTGGGGTAACACAAGAATATTTAGATATGTTTTCTCGAGAAGCTGTTTATCCTAAGATGCCATTATATTACGATGGAGAAAGAACTAAACCAAGTAAATTTCCAGGTCAAACTGAAGAAGAGAAACTCCTTAAAATAAGACAAGCCTTTGCAGGAAAAATTAAAAGATATGCAACTATGAAAGAGTTTGAACAGAAAGACTTATACTCAGAGATTGGCAGAGCATTTTTAGAGTCTAAAATACATGGAGACAAGGTAAAGGATTTTGTCGAGACTTATGTGAAAAACAGCAATGTTAATGTGTATGTATGATTTAATACTTTCCAAGTAAAAGAAAGACTAGGGATTTTTCGATTTTAATTTTAACAGTGTTCAAGTAGAAAGTACACTATTATTTTTCCCTATTAAAACGGGATGTATAACCACCCAGACTTTACCTTTTTTGGAGTTTTTTCCGAGTAGTCCCAGAGACTGTAAAAAATGGATTTTTCAAAGTTTTCAATTTTTAATTTTCATTAAAAATAATATTTAATTTAATAGTTCTCAAGCAAAAGAGAGACTAAGAATTTTTCCTTATTAAAACGGGATGGATACCTATACAGACTTTACATTTTTTAGAGTTTTTCCCGAGTAGTCCCAAAGACTGTAAAAACTTGAATTTTGAAAGTTTTTATTTTTCATTTTTGATTTAATTTAATATTTAATTTAATAGTCTCCAAGTAGTAAATAGACTGAGAATTTTTCCCTATTAAAAATGGTTGGATAACCACCCAGACTTTATATTTTTTGGACTTTTTACCGAGTGAGAGGTAAGACTGGAAAAAATGGATTTTTCAAAGTTTTTCATTTTTCATTTTAGATTAAAATAAATATTTATTTTAATACTTTCCAAGTGGAAGAGAGACTAAGAATTTTTTCCTATTAAAACGAGATGGATAACCACCCAGACTTTACCTTTTTCTAACTTTTTTCCGAGCAAGTACATAGACTTTAAAAACTTCAATTTTCAAAGTTTTCAACTTTTAATTTTAGATTAAATTAAATATTTAATTTAATAGTCTCCAAGTAGAAAGTATACTGTTATTTTTTCTTTATTAAAAACGGCTGGATAAACCACCCAGACTTTACCTTTTTTGTACTTTTTTCCGAGTAAGCACATAGACTGTAAAAACTTCAATTTTCAAAGTTTTCAATTTTAATTTTAGATTAAAATAAATATTTATTTTAATACTTTCCGAGCAACGATTACACTGTTATTTTTTCCCTATTAAAAACGGCTAGATAACCACCCAGACTTTAGGTTTTTTGAACTTTTTTCCAAGCAACCTCAAAGACTCAAAGTTTTCAACTTTTAGTTTTAAATTTTATTTTAATACTTTCCGAGCAAAACATAGACTGTTCTCCTAAAAAATACACTCCCGTCTTTTTCTAAGTAGAACTTTTATTTTTATGATCAAGTCTTTCTCCGGATGCTTTGATGTTAAAAATGATTTATTTTTCTTAAAATAAATTAATAATAAAATGTCACAAGAGGATAAAGATTTGTATCTAGCAGCTGCTCAAGCAGGTGATTCTAATGCTCAATATAAGTTAGGAAAATCTTTTATGGATATCAATAAGAAAGGAGGTGTTGGTTGGTTGACAAAAGCATGTAAGCAAAAGAACAGAGATGCTTTTTTCGAATTAGGAATGTATCGTTATCGAAAACAGTCTTATGACGAAGCTTATGATTTATTTAAAAAAGCATTTAAGATGAAAAAAGATATTAAAACTGCCCGAATGCTTGGAACTGTATGTATGGAGCAAGGATCACACGGAAGATATATTGAATCTATTGAATATAATAAATATGCTTATGAAAATGGCGATCTTAGTAGTTCTTATGATATAGCTACTGTTTATTATGATCTTAAAGACTATAAATTATCAGCATTTTATTATAACACAATAGACCCTAAAGATGATGTTATCAAGTGTAAAATTTCATCTTGTTATAGTTTTTTAAATCAATATAGTGAAGCTTTACATTGGCTGGATTTATTAGAAGACAATACATCTGACAATATCAGATTTATGTATGGAGTGTTACACAAAAAGAATAATGATATTCCATATGCTATTCATTGGTTTACTCTTGCAGCAGAAAATAATCATCCTGCATCTCAATATGAATTAGGTAAAATATTGCTGGATTCTGATTCTGAAAGAGCTATTGAATTACTTAGAAAAGCTGCATCGAGTGGTCACTACAAAGCAATTATTTTGTATAACAAGTTAACCGAAGATCATAAATTTAAGAATTATTTTTATCAAATAGAGTATTTATTTAATGCTCTTTCTGAAGAAATTAAATCAAATAAATATGCAGAGTACTATTTAGGAAAGGTATACGCATTGACTGGGGATGTAGATAAAAGTATCGAGCATATTTCTTCTGCTGCAAGTGTTGTACATGAAGCTAAAACTGTTTCTAATCTTTTTTTAACACCTTCTGAAGAAACAGAGTGTTGTGTATGCTTGGAAACTACAAATACATGTAAACTTAAGTGCGAGCATACTTTGTGTAAAGTATGTCTATTCAAAATTAATATGGGGACAAATAGAAAGTGTCCTATGTGCAGGGATTTATTTTAATTAAAATAAATTTATTTGATTATCCAGTAATTCTCCAGTTATACTTACAGTTCGAGGCTTGACACCAAATTCTTAAGGAAGCACCTTCATCTTGGCTTCTGTCCTGAACTTTCTTTTTAACAATTTTAATACCTTTACATCGAGGACAAGAATAATTCTCGTCCTCGATACCCTCAACGGGATTAGTTATATTTTCTATTTCTAATTCAAGCATTGCTTTACATTCTTCAAAAAAGTCTTTACAAAAAGTAAATACAGTCTCTGGTTTAGAAGGAACACCTAAATTATATGCTTCTGCAAAACAAGGATGGTTGAAGTTCAAATCTTTTTTCGATAACAGTTTCAATCTCTTGACACTCGGTTTAAATAATTCTCTGTCGTAACAACCTAAAATTTTCCTGTTACTCTTGACAAAAGGAAAGAGTTTTCTCTTCTTCTTTTTAGTCTTAGTTTTAGATTTCGATGATTCAAAGTCGTCGTCATCTCCATTATTATCTTCACCAAAATCTCCTTCGACCCCTCCTTCTTCGATATCAAAATTTTCATCTTCTGATTCATCCTGTTCATTTAAAAAATCATCTTCGGATTCATCTTCTATTTCCTCTACTTCTTCTTCTGATTCGGATTCGGAAACTGATGAGTATTCTGATAACTCGGATTCGCTCATTTTAATAATTTATTATTAAATTTAATTTAAATCAATTTAAGGTTTTAATATGTTTAAGGTTTGATAGGAGTATACGCACTATTAAATGTTGCATACCCAACAGAATCTCCTCGAGAGAGAGTATTATATCCTGGAAGAACGTTTTGGAGACTTCCAAGTTTCATATTTGCAGTACGGTTGAAATTAAGATAAGGATTTCCTGCATTTTGAGCATTAAGCAAGTTGAGTTGTGAACCAATTGGTACTGGAAGAGCAAGTCTTTGGTTCATCAGAGTAGAGTAATTGTTAGGATTGCTTACAAAAGTACTCTGAGTTTCATAAATACCTGGGTCAGAATATTGATACGACATTTTAATAAAGAAAACAAAATTATTTATTTATTTATGTATCCACAATACAATCAGCAAGAGAAGCCTTAGGGTATGTTTTCTTGAGATCAATAAGCTTATTAGATTTAATCATTATTTTATCTAAATCATATGAAGGGAGACTTTTGATAGTAGTAGTTCCGTAGTTATTAAATACCTTGAATATTTTTAGATTAGGAATATCAGTAGGAGTAGGAACCATGTCATAAGTAAACTCAGTAGGATTAAACACAGATAGTCCTTTCAATACTTTTGATTTTCCTGTTACTTTACAGTTAGTCAAAAAATGTTCACAAGTTTTAGGTAACTCTGAAAGATCGATTACTTCGGTTGAAAACATAATTGGTATATCCATGTCAAGTCCTTTCCTCATAAAAATTTGAAGAATTTTTAGGTTAGGACACTTCTCGGTAATTGTTTGCAAGTCTTCTTTAGACAAAAATAATTCGTCTTGAATTAACAAGTAATCTGTATTAATATTTTTCTCCAGCTGATGTAAGTCATAAATCGAATTTATATTTACGATACTATCATTTATCTTTTCTATATAATTCGCCAAATGATTTAAATTATTGTTATTTATAAAATCAAATCTATGTTTTCTCGTTGAAAATCTAATTATATCTTCTTCGAGGAAGTCTGAGATTAATTTCAGTTCTTCGGGAGAAGGTTGAAGAGCATTTTCCTCATTGAGTTTATTGTAAAATTCATCGATAGTGTACAAATCCGCATCAGTAACAGATTTATTTGCAGCTCTACTTGAATACGCATCTGCTACCTTTTTTACTTCGTCGTAACCACTTTCCCCAATTGCTTCCTTAACAAGTTCGTCCCCGTATTCTAAGATCTTTAAAGATTTTTCACTGTTAAACCCAATTGCTAATTTTTGAATTCGACTGATTTTATCCTGTTTCTCTTTCATAGCTTTTTCTTGAAGTTCTTTCTGCTTCTTCTCCTTTTTGAGATTTTCATAATAACTTTCATCAGCGGCTTCTGCAGCACGAACTTCTTTCAATTCCTTCATGTTAATTTTATGTTGATGTTTCTTCATTACTTTATCGAGATAAATAAACACACAAACGTCCTTTACACTTTTATTTTTGATATTAAGATTAAGGGAATTGGCAATATTTTCAATATCACGAGAAACGTTGTAATAATCATCAGTATTAATTATAAGTTCACAAAGTTCATCCTTGCTAGATTTACTAGCAGTAGATTTATTTTTTACTACATTGAGATTGAGAGCAAGATTAATTAATTCTTGTTTTGTGTAAGCCTTGTTACTTTTAGTAGTCCTTGGACCACATGGGCGGTTTCTATACTCCATATTATTTTATATTAAAAGTTTTAATATATTTAAGTTTATTAGCTAGTATACACTTATCCTAGAAATTAGTTTTGCATATCTTACTATGTCTATCTCATTAAATTTATATTTTTTGAGTTTTTCTGAATAATTTAATTTGCTTAAAACATATTGATTAAATCTTTCTTTCTCATTTTCTGTTAGTTCTTTGCCTAAGTAAGGTTTGCTTAATACTCCAAAGATAATTCCCATAGCAGATTTGTACTTTATATCTGGTATTCTTGGGACATAACTTAGAACATCATTTATAATGTTTTGAGATAAATCTAATTCCAAGCAAAGCCTGACTATAACATCTTCAGTTTTTTCTTCATCGGTTCGAGATAGCTTGATCCCTTTTTCGACCATTAATTCTGCTTTTCTATCTACTCCGATTGAAAAAATTGGAAATTCACTTCCTTTGTCAAATCCTTGTTGGTATTCTTCTACATTATCGTATTCATCATACATCGTTAATTGATGTTTATTTTAAATAATGTATTATATAATTAAAAATGGAAAGTGTATTTCAGAAGCTGAATGCAAAACAAATTCAAGTTAAGAATTCCTCTCTCAGGGAACTTTTTTCTGGTCTTTATGACAATGTAGAATTTGTTTCTTATAATGCTCCTATTGTTTATGAGAACAAGACTTATTTTGTAAAAAATTTAAAAAAGTCTACTGTGTTATCCAATGGGATTAAATTAGAACCGAAAGGGCCTACACCTGAAAAAATTTATGAAAACGAAAACTACAGAATACTATTAAATGTACCTGGTATATTTCCCGAGTCGATTCCTACTTACAAAGTAGCGTTTACAAATCTTGCGGAAATGACTTTAGTTCCTAATCTTAGTGTTCTCTCGCACAAAAGTTTTTTATATAATAATGCTTCTGTGGGACAGGGACTATGGCAATTACAAGGAAATGTAGTAGCATTGGAGACTGATAAATTAAATTATAAGTGTCTTACAGAAAACTTAGAGTTATTGGGATTAAATATCCCTGTGTTCGAGACTGATTTACATTCTTACCTTCAAACTCATTCTTGTCCCGAAGTTATTATTTCGGATGAAAGTGATGATTCTTTATTTGTTCTTCATCCTGAGCTCGAGGTTTTAGTTAGTAATTCCGATTTGAAAACCAATAGGTATAAATTACTTTATAAAAACTTTTATTTCATTTATAAAAATGCTCCAAAGGAAATAATTAAATTCGACAATTGGTTTTGTGATAATACTTTTATTGGAGAGCTTCCTATGATTAAGTCTAAGTTTTGCACTCGGGTATTGATTTATACTGATAAAAAACTTGAAGGATGTTACTACAGCAAAGATACAGACTACATTGTAAAAGATATAGATTTTCTAGGTAAGAATCCTTATGAAGTAATTTTTGATTTATCAAAAGACTTTCCTTCAAAAATTATTTCTAGAAAGAATCTTTATCAATTCGAAAATTCTGCTGTCTATTCTTATACTCCAATTGAAAACTTCCAATTTACCGTTCCCGATTCTTTATTTTACTTTAAGACAAAGAAGATGGAAGTAAATTTAATTACTGGAGTTCCAATAGGAGAAGAAGAAATGTATATAAAAGCAGTATCTTTTACAGACAAGCCAAATAATTTGGAAGCAGAATTAAATAAGACTAAGAATTTAATGAATAATCTTAATTTGGAATCGTTCAAAAGAACTTTTGACTCATATGCAAATTTAAAATACGAAATTAGGGATAAATTAGTTTTAACAAATGGATTATATGAAATTCCAAATTTAATTAAATGTATTCCTTCTGTGACTAATGCTTGGATAAAATATTTCGAGATGTACTCAAAACTTAATTTATTTATTAACTTTAGAGGAACCACAGAGTACTCTGCATTTTTCAATGCAGAGCTTCCAGGTAGTTCATTAGTTGCATTTTTAACATATTGGTCAGAAACAACCAAAGATAAAAACGGTATAAGACCTTTGAGTTGGTATGGAAGTAGTATTCTAAGTGGTCTTCAAGACACATATAAAATTAGAGAATACAATAAATCTCATTGGTTGATGGGAAAAAATAATGATGGAGATTGTACTAACTTGGAAGTATTAAAAGATTTTGAAAGTAAACTAAAAGTAGATTTTTATTCTCACGATGCTGGTATCAATGTAGACAATGATTTTAACAGTCAAGAAGAATTGAACTCTAAAATACATCTCGGCTGTGCTATGGCTGGATTTATGACTATGAAAATAGGAGCAATTAGTATTTTCAAACAATATACTGCCTTTTTGGGTGTAACTCAGAGCTTGATGAAGATATATTCTGAGCTCTATGAGTCTTTCTTTATTTGTAAACCCTTGTCATCACGACCATTGAATTCCGAGATTTATTTAATCGGAGTTGGGTTCAAAGGGTATTCTCCGAAAATTAGAAGCTTGTTAGAAGAAAGACTGCTAAATTTTAATACAAATTTTATCCCTGGATATGAAACCTATATTGATCTAAGTATTTTGTTGAAACAGCAAATTACATCTATAAAGAATTTGGTTGAGCTTTACAAAGCAAATCCTAATTCTAAGCCCGGATACAACTTGAACAAGAAACTACTTGAAAATATTTCAACTGATCTCTCCGAGCAGACTCTTACTGAACTGAAAAGAAAATTATTTTATGAAAAGGGAGTAGAAATTATTTCAAACAAATTTGGGGTTTCTAAAAAAGATCTCGAGAGCATTCTTGTTCGACACATTTTTAACAATCTTAATCAAGGACCGGATCCAGTATTTAGCGCTTTCAACGGAGACTACTCTCAAATGAAAAGAGATATTCTCTTTGGAAACTACAACCCTGAACTTATTGACTCGATCAAACAGTACTTTGGATCTAGAACTTTTAGCTTTGAAGGTGAAATCACTGACAAAGGAATGTTCCAATCTGCAGTTGTACGGTATAGTTATTTAAATTTAGGCAATATTGCATTGGCTAATGATTATTCTTCTTATGACAAAAACGAGACTGAAGGATTTTCTAACATTTTTAATAAGTATTTCAATAATTTTTATTCTGCATTTCCCGATGTAGAAAAAGGATCATTGGGTTCATTCTTTGATGCGAAAGAGTACCCGGGAAAAGTTATACACATAAACCCACCATTCGATGAGACAATTATTGAAAAAAGTATTAAAGCTGCGATAGCTACAGTAAAGCCTACACAAACATTAATCTTCACGGTTCCAGTGTGGAAGGACATGAAGTGTTACGAGTTGTTTAAAGACTTCGACAAGAAAATCATCCCAAAGAACAGGACTAACTTTCTTTATTACTCTACACTCGGGTTGGGTGTAACACACAAAAACATCCAGCCATGTGACATCTATGAGTTTAAAATGACTTTTTAAAGCAAAAATGATAAGAACCGACTTTAATAACAATGTTTACCCGAGTATTATATTTGATTCGTATGTTGACTGGCTTCACCTTTGAAAACGAGGAGTTTTTTCTGAAATTTGATAAGTTAACTCATTCCAAGCAACTAATCGATTTTCTTAATGAACAGCCAGAAGGCTACTTTAAATTTCATTTCTTTTATAATGAACAGATAAAAAACATACTTGCTAGTGCATTTTGTCTATTGTGGCTATTTTTTATATTCTGTGTGGTTACTAACCGCAAAGAATATATTAAAAGCGAGTTTAGATCTGCCATGTTCATCACATTCGTTTATTGGTGTGTAAGCACTGGTATTTCTTTGATGTTTACTAACTTACATCTGCTCATGCTGGTTGGACTATTGATTTTACTTTAACTTTTAATTAAAATTAAAAGTATACTCTTACTCTTCCTTTACTAGGAGTTCTCCATATTGAGTTGTGTCTTCAAGGGGGTACATAGTTGCTAGGATTTCTCCAAATTGTAAAGTTGTAGGATGATAATATGTAGGAGTTACAACAGCATCTTCATATCTAGTTACTCTTGGGGTGAAAATTTGTCTACATTTACAAAATCTTGTCGCTCCAATGTAATTATTTACAGAATAGGAATCATTGGAGCCGCAATTAGGACAAGTAAGGTCAAATGATGCTGTTCTGCGCTCAGTCTTTTTTTGCATGTAACGGTAATGATCCATTTGTTATAAAAAAATAAAATAATATTTAATTTAATACTTTCCAAGTAAAAACAAGACTGAGAATTTTCCCTAATAAAAAGGGATGGATACCTACACAGACTTTAGGTTTTTCTGAGTTTTTCTCGAGTAACCCCTGAGACTGAGAAAAATGGATTTTTGGAAGTTTTCAATTTTTATTTTTTAATAAAAATAATATTTAATTTAATAGTCTCCGAGTAAAGACTAGACTGTAATTTTTCCCTATTAAAAATGGCTGGATAACCACCAAGACTTTAGGTTTTTTGAACTTTTTTCCGAGTGGAAGTTAAGACTGTAAAAACTACATTTTTCAAAGTTTTCAATTTTTAATTTAGATTTAATTTAATATTTAATTTAATAGTTTCCAAGTGAAAAAGAGACTGTGATTTTTTTTCCCTATTAAAACGGGTTGGATACCTATACAGACTTTTCATTTTTTACAGTTTTTCTCGAGTGAGAGGTAAGACTGTAAAAACTACATTTTTCAAAGTTTTCAATTTTTAATTTAGATTAAAAATAATATTTA